CATACAGGAGCATCAACCAGATAAGATTGGTGTTGAGTACCCTGTATTCAACAACCTTTGGTCTGAGGGGATGTATGGACTATTCCTTTATACTTCAGAGGCTCTAAAACTGGAGAAGAAAGATGTGGTTTTCTTTTCTCCGGGGCAGATTAAAGCCCATGCAAAGCACCACCTAAATAGACCTAAATCTTGGAAGATGTTGAAGCCTGATATGGTAGAAGCCGCAAAATCACATTCTAAGACAAAGGGGAGGTGGAACCACAATGAAGCCGATGCTTATTGGGTAGGTGTGTGTTCTTATCGCTTCTGGCTTTTGTTGGGAGATCAGATATCTGAGAAGGATTTGACAGAACCAGAGAAGCATCAATTTACGAAAATACATACATATAAGAGAGGAAAGAAAATGGGTACTATCGAAAAGAAAGGAATCCTGTATAGAGAAAGTGAGAGATTTTTTCTATGGTCGGAGGTGAAATAATGGCTAAAAAGAAAACTGCTTCAAACGGAGGCAAATTAACTGCTCTGGAGAAGGCTAATGCTGTCTTCAAAGGTACTAAGGAAAATTTAGACGATAGGGTGAACCTTGCTGCGGATACGCTTGTAGAAAGTATGCCCCATTTGTCAACAGGATCAATTATCATTGATAATTTGATTGGGGGAAACTTGAACCCCTCTGGTAACCCCGTATGCCCCGGCATACCAAGAGGTAGGGTAACCCAGCTTTATGGACATGAAGGGAGTGGTAAGACTACGTTGGCATTGCATTGTGCTGCTGAAGTATATAGGGCAGGTGGAACGGTAGCCTATATTGACTTTGAACATGCCATCTCACCACTGTGGGCGCAAAAGATAGGTGTTCCCATTCTGGAGCCAAAGCACTTCAGTTTAATCCAACCTCAAACATTGGAAGATGGTCTGAAGTATATTTGGGTCTATGTTATGGCTGGTGTAGACCTGCTGGTGGTTGATAGTGTTGGAGCAATAGCTACTAAAAGAGAGGTTGCTAAGAAGATATCGGAGCAGGGATCAATTCCTCAAATCGGTCAGGTGGCAAAAATTTGGTCAACTTTCCTTCCAAAAATTCAACCGAAAATGTCAAAGACAGGAACAGCCTTCATAGCCATTTCTCAACTCAGATCAAATATCGGGGGCTTTGGTCCGGGAGATTCTAAGACAGTACAAGGGGGAAAATGTTGGAAGTTTTTCTCTGCTGTAAGAATTTTTCTGGCTCGTCTGAAGCAAGAGAAATCAAATGTTTATGATCCTATTTCTCACAAGGTCGTGAAGCAGACTACTGGAAATCTTATCAAGGTGAAGCTCGAAAAGAACAAGGTAGGCTGCACTCAAAACCACGAAAACAAATTTTACATTCAACAAGGAGAGGGGATTGATAACCTTCGATCTTTGATTGATACTGCTGTCGCTCACAAGATTGTGAAGAAAGGTGGTGCTTGGTTCTCTTGGGATGCTCCTAATGGAACAGAAATCAAAGCCCAAGGAATGGATAAATTCAAACAGCAATTGCTGAAAGCTAATTTATCTCAGAGCTTAGAGGATATGATCATTCCTGTAATTAGAGAAGAATCTACAAAGATGGTTTCAGTTGATCTTCCAAAAGAAGAAGAAGATGAATTTGACTTGGCAGAATTGAAAGCAATTCTGGCTGAAGATGGTATAGAGTCGACGGATGATTAAAGTCAAAGTCCAGAATTTCCAATCCATTAAAGAGGCTACTGTTGAGATAGATGGTTTCACTGTCATTACAGGAACCAACAACAGTGGGAAAACTGCACTACAAAGAGCTATTCGGGGGGTGTTTACAAACACCCCCGGATCTGCGTTTGTGAGACATGGTGAGGAATTCTGTTCTGTTGAAGTGGCTTTTGAGGATGGCACTTCTGTGGTTTGGGAAAAAGGTGAGAAAATCAAGCCAAGGTATTTCATCAATGGACACGGACCGATCCATAGTGGGAGAGGAGTGCCGAAAGAATTGGATGCCTTTGGCATTTCCCCCTTGAAGGTATCTAATAGGGAACTGTGGCCCCAGATAGCTCCACAGTTTACAGGTCAGATTTTCTTGATTGATTTACCTCCCTCTGTAATGGCTGAAGTGGTTGCAGACATAGATCGGGTTGGTGACCTTAATGCCGCCCTACGAGCCTCTGAGAAGGAGAGGAGGGGGGTTGAAAGTACCTTGAAGGTGAGGGCTGGAGATCGATTGACCTTGGAAAGTGACTTAGAACAATATGAAGGTTTGGAAGAGGCTGTTTCTGAGTTTTCTTCTTTAGAAGATAGGCATAGGGAGCTTTCAGAGATGCTGGTTTCTCACAATGAGCTTTGTGAATTTAGATGTCAGATACAGACACAATCAAAAGTTGTTCAGGACCTGATCCCAGTTGAAACCATTGAGATTCCTTTGGTGGAGCATATAAAGCCCTTGTTGGTTGAAATTCGTGATCTTCAAGATTTGGAAAAACAGATCAAAGAAGAACGGGAGATAATTAGTAGTCTTTCGGAAATTAATGGAATTCAAATTTCTGAAGTGCCAGCCCCCTCACAGGAAGAACTCAAAGAAGTAATTTCTTTGGAGGGTAGATACCAAACTGCTCTAAAAGAAGTTTCAGGGATAGAAGGGGATATTACTTCAGTTGAGCAGAGGCTGGAAGAAATGTCTTCTTTAATTCTGGACTGTTTGGAAGAACACGGAGAATGCCCTGTCTGCGGTCAGGATGTCTAATGGATATTTTTGAATTTCTATCTGGTGATGCCGAGGGGAATTCAAAAAGCCCAATTGTACCAAAGGACTTAATACAAGATGGGCATCTCCATATCCCACCCTATTTATGGTCTGACCTTAATGAACGATATTCAGAAAAAGAAATTAAGGAGCTACTAAACAGAGCAGTAGAGGACTACTCTCTACCATTCCCCTATAAAGAAATATCTTCAGAGATGGCTTGGTCTGACTATGAAAAATTAAGGTTTGTCGATTCCCCTTCTCAGTTTTCTTTTGTGGAATGGGATAGTAAAAAGGTGAGAAGCCCTTCTTGGAAGAACTACATCTATCAAGGAAATCCTGTTCTTCTTCGTAGAAATACGGTTGGGTTGAAAGCCAGTGATTTTTTTCAACAGACTGTTAGGATGAAATGTGGACATGAGAGATATGTCTCTCCGTGGAGAATGTGGACAGAGAGAAGATCCAGAACCTCTATGTGGGGGCCATTATGGTCATTGGGTGGCTTTAAGGGGATCAATAAGAATGTTTGCGGCTCCCTAATACGAGCCAGAGGCTACCTTGCCAGCCAGTTTCGACCAGCATCAGCAAAGGCTATTTATGATATCTTTGGTGGGGAACGGGTTTTAGACTTTTCGTCTGGTTGGGGAGATCGGCTTGCAGGGTTCTATGCCAGCAATGCAAAGGAATATGTTGGTATAGATCCCAATTCTGCTTTACATTCTGGATACCAAAATCAGGTGGATTTCTATGGTGGGCAAAAGAAGACCACTTTCTTTTGTCAACCAGCAGAGAGTATAGATCTATCAGAGTTTGGAGAGTACTTTGATCTGGTTTTTACTTCGCCTCCGTATTTCTTTACTGAAAGATACTGTGAAGAGGACACACAGTCGTGGAAACGGTATGGGAAAAACCTATCTTCTTGGCTGTCCTCTTTTTTATACCCCTCTCTGACTACCTGTTGGAATTCACTACGGGTAGGTGGGAGATTGATTGTGAACATAGCAGATGTGTTATCTCAGCAGAGGTACTACAAGCTCTGCCACCCAATGAATGAATTCATTTCTCAATTACCAGATGCGAAGTATGAGGGGGTTATTGGATATGAATTGGCAAAGAGATATGGGAGTAACCATGATGTTTCTTCCCTTGATGAGAATTTAGTGTCGGAAGCAAATAAGACTGCTGAACCAATGTGGGTATGGTCTAAAGGAACCGCACAACCAGTTTCCTTTGTGGAAAAGGAATTTTGGGAGGAATGATGAGCTTTCTACAATTTTTCCTATTCTCAGCCTGTACTCTTGTTCTTTTTTTGGTCTTGTTTTCAATTTTGTCTTATCTATATCATCAGAGGAGATGGAAGAAGGGTGCTCCTGACCCTAATGAAGAGGAGTTATTTCTATGAATGTGAAACTGATTTGGAGAACTGATGTTCATCTGAGTGATAAATCTCCATCTTCCAGAACAGATAACTGGAAAGATACGGTGCTAAAAAAACTCCGTAGAGTAGGGGAGCTTGCCTCTCAGCACAAAGCCCATGCTGTGATAGATGGGGGTGACTTCTTTGATATAAAATCACCCACCAGAAATAGTCATTCTCTTGTTAGAGAGGTCATAGAGCTACATAATGAATACCCCTGTCCAACATATGCCAATGTTGGGAACCATGATTGTGTCTATGGTGATTATTCCTATCTCCACCAACAGCCCCTTGGTGTTCTTTTTTCTTCTGGATGCTTTAAGAGGCTTTATGATGAACACGAAGCCCTTATCACAGGGATCTCAGTGAATGAGTTGGGGTTTGAGGAAGAGATGGTTGTAAGGGTTGTTGGTATCCCTTACCACGGAACCGAATATGATATGGAGCGGTTCACTTCAATTAAGAAAGGGAAAGAAGATTATCTGGTTGTGGTAGCTCACGTTTTAGCCTCTTCAAAGGGGGGTACGATGTTTGAGAATGAGGATATTATCAAGTACTCAGACCTTGCGGATCTTGATCCTGATGTTTGGATGTTTGGACATTGGCATCAGGATCAGGGAATTACCAAGATCGGTGATAAGACGATTGTGAATGTAGGATCTCTTACAAGGGGATCTCTTACACAGGATAATATGGATAGAATTCCAACCCCAATTCTTTTGGACTTCTCTTTGGATGGGGTACTTATAGAGCGTTTGGATTTGGAGATTAAACCCTCAGAAGAAGTTTTTGACTTGGAGAGGAAGGCGAAGAAAGAAGCCACAAATTTCACAATGGAGAAATTCGCAGAGAGTATTAAAGAGAGCCTGTCAGTGAAAGGTGAGAAGGGATCTGTTTTAGACACGGTTCGCAGTTTATCTGGTATTTCCTCAGATGTTAAAGAGAAGGCGATCTGGTATTTGGAAAACCTCTAAGGTTGTTTATGGGTATTGTATTGGCAATCATAGAGGTAGAGGATGAGGAAATATACTCTTTACTGGACTAACTTTCGTAGGTATGAAGAATGTCCACAGAAATTTCTTTGGTATTGTGGTTGGCCGGGTCACGATGTTGGTGGTGGTGATGGAAGACCTAAGCCAGTACTGGAACAGTCCTCCTATCATCATGCTGTAATGGGTATCGTTATTGGGGATGCAATTGAAAAGCTCTACAATGAGGAGTTGTGGAGATCCCCTCACGATTTGAAGATCAAGATGAAGGAGATTGTAGAGAAGGAATTTAATTATACAGTCTCAAAGAAGTATATAGATTACAAAGTATCCCCGACCAGACAAGAGATGTTGGAAGTCTGTATGGATGGTGTCTTGGGGTTCTTAAAGACCTTGAAGGCTAATAAACTTCTTGGCCCGTACTCAAAATCTGAAGTGAATTTAGTTGGATATGTGAATCAGTATACACCAATAGGTGGCAGGGCTGACATCATCATTCGTAGAGATGATACTGGCATTACCATTTTGGACGGAAAGAATAGCAAGCACAAAGGGAAGTATACAGATCCTGATCAGCTTAAGTGGTATGCGCTGTGTTTCTATTTGAGCCACAATGTGAAACCTGACCGCTTGGGCTTTGTTTATTACAGATACCCCTACGGTACTCCTATTGGGGATGGTGTAGAGCAGGGTGTAGATTGGATACCTTGGGAACATAATGATCTTAGAGCATTGGCAGAACGAGCAGTAGCAGTCTCTAAGGGAATTCATAAAGAGAAGTTTCAAGCTACCCCAAGCCCTAAAGTATGCAAATTCTGTGATTATGCGGAGGTTTGCCCACCCCGTAAACAGCAGAAATCAGCAAATTCTAAGAAGAAAAATCCCAATAAGACATCTTCGGATACTTTTGATGGAATAAAAGATTTAGATTTTTAATCATTTCATTTCTTTCAGTTTGGCTCTTTCCTGTATAGGAAACACATAGGGATAATATGACTACTGCTCATCAAAAATTACAATCAGCGTTAAAAAAGAGGAAGACACTGGAATCTGATCTTCAAAAGCTGAAGGGGAAATTGGAGGTGGCTCAAACCAACCTTACAAGAGTAGAGAATTCTTGTAGGAAACGAGGATTAGAGCCAGAGAACCTGAGTACCATAATAGAAGAATTATCTCAAAAATATGAGGCTGCTGTTGATCAGTTTGTGGCTGATGTAGAGTCTCTTGAACAGTCTTTAACGAAATTTCTGGAGGAATAGATGGAAATTACTGTATCTAAAAATGATCTTGAAAATGCTCTGCTGGTGTGTTCCAACACGGTGGGTTCTGGTGGGGCAGATATCTCAACCCACTTTGTATTTCGCAATACGGGAAATGCGGTTGAGGTTTTATCTTATAGTGGGAGGTTGTTTAGCAGCAGTCCAATTAAAGCCTGTACTGCAACAGGAGAACAGACAGCTTTTACGGTTGAAGCAAAGCGATTGAAACTGTGGTTATCTTCTGTTTCGGATTGTGCTTTAACTCTTTCTTTTGATGCAGAGACAGCAACGACGAAGGCAAAAGCTAATAAAGGAACACAGACTTTTCGTTCCTTAGATCCCACTCATTTTCCATATTGGGATGATGTAGTTGAAGAGGCTACGGAGACAGCTAAAATCTCTGCGGATACTCTTTCACATGCATTTTCTCATGTTCGTAAATTCATCTCCACAGACGATACAAAGCGACCAGCATTCTGCGTTACGGAAGCCAGAGAGGGTCTTCTTTTGGCAGCGAGTACTGGTGTTTTTAGTGTTGTTGAGATTGAGGATTTTCCACCTGAAAACACTCTCAGAGTAAATGGTAAGAATGTAAATTCTTTGGTGTCTTATCTTAATCTGTTTGAGGACAATGAGATTGTGGTTTTGGAACACTCTAACTTCATTCTCTACAAAGGGATTGACGGTTCTATGCTTGGTGAGGCCCGTGATAATCATTCCTTCCCAAAGATTAAGATTGGAATGGAAGATCCAACAGATCATCAGTGGGTGATGGACACCAAAGAGTTGAGAAATGCTATGCTTTTCCTTCGATCTGGCGCACCTTTTGAGGATGTGAAATTAACTTTCCGTACTAAGGACACTGACAATGTTTCATTGGGAATGGCTGTAGCTGGCCCGGATGGTGGTCATACTTTCCTTGATCTGGAAACCACTCAAACCACTACTCAAGAAGAAGGTGTTGGTGAATTTGTTTTAAATTACAAACACCTTGAAATGATCCTATCTACCATAAAGGAAGATAAGGTGGAGATTGGAATAACGAAGAAGAACCAAAGTGGTCTTTGTCGATTGGATGCTTCAGATGGAACCAATAATTATGTTTCTATGTTGTCTTGGATGAAATAGTGACAGAAATGACTCCGCTTCCAAGCATATCTTCTCTAAAGACTACTGTGGATCAGACCTTAGCGTTGAAAGCGGATCTTGAGAAGAGGATTTCCAGACTCATAGTAGAAATTGAGGGCTTGGAAGCGGATAGTGTTCTTATTGCTCAGACAGGGGAGCTATTTCGACAGCTAATTGATCTTGAAATAATGGAGGGGGTTCGTGCAGTGGAAAGTCTTTTATCAGAAGGTCTTTCCACTGTCTTTGATGATCAAACTCTTTCTGTCACTTCGGAGGTTTCAGTTAGTAGGGGGAAAGTTTCTGTTGAGTTGATAACTGAGCATACGAAGGATGATGGTACTGTAATTAAAGGCTCCTCTTCAGATTCCTTTGGTGGAGCCGTGTCAACGGTTCAATCCATCCTTATGAGGATGATTGTACTACTTCGTAGGGAAATGCGACCTCTTCTATTGTTGGATGAAAGCCTTCCAGCTTTTGATGAGAATTATGTTCACAATATGGGAAAATTCTTATCTCTTATGTGTAAAAGGTTGGATATGGATGTTCTTCTTGTTACCCACAATCCTTCTTTAGTAGAGGCTGCGGATAGTGCTTATCGCATTCAGAAGAGAGGTGGAGAGGCACATTTCATTAGGGAGAAATGATGTCATTTGATTTTTCTTTTGATCAAGGTGGCGATGATACTATTAAAATTACCGATGATATGACGATTGGTGAGTATCGGGAGTTGGTACGAAGATATCATAGGGGTGAGGATGTTGGTTGTGATCTTGACGTTTGTGCTATCTGTACTCGCACCCTAAAATGCCACCCCTATGCTTTAACTCCGACCATTGTAGATAGTTTGGTTTGGTTATATCAAAAGGCTCAACTTTCCCCTTCAAGAACAGTCTCCACGGTGACCAGTAATTGTCCAAAGTGGATATTGAAAGCCAGACAGTATTCTTTGTTGAAATTTTGGGGCTTTGTTGAGAGAGTACAAAAAAGCGAGTATCGGGTGACCTCAACAGGGGTATTGTTCCTTCGTGGTGAAATTTCCGTACACAATCAGATTTTGGTTTTCTACGATGAATTGAAGCACAAACTTGGCAAAACAGTTTCTATACACAACATTCTTGGTTCTGATTTCCACTATCAAGATGCCAATTATTTGTTGGAAAAATATGGGTTGAAGTAATGACAATAAAGGGGAAGCTAAAACATAAGCTACGGCAAGTGAGGGTACGGCATCTCCATAAGTTTTTGGACACCCAACTTCGTCCTGACCCAAAGAATTGCGCCCATAATGAGCAGGTTTTCTCTGATGATGGTGTTCATGTTTATCTTTGTGGATACGAAGCTTCTGGCTCTCCAAAAGGAGAGCTTTGTGATCGAAGATTTGGAGGTGTGCTAAAGGCAAAGAATTGCGCCCTCTTCTGCCCAAACAAAGATAAAAGCGTTTTGAAAGGGGAATTCAATTCCTTCCTATCCGAAGCTAACACTGCCCTAATTGCCAGCCGATACCCCGATATGGCTGCTTTGATGTGGGTATTTCAATTACTGGATGAAGATATGGGAAAGACTTTTGAAGGTCTTGAAAGAGAGGATGCTTTGCAAAGTGAAAATGAGAGGCTTGTGAAAAGTAATGTAGAATTGAAAGAAGCCTCTCTAAGCTTGGAAGAAAGACTCCGCTCCTTGGAAGAAAACTTCCGAATTATCGAAGATGAGAAATCCGATCTATTGGAACAGATAGCTAAATCGAACACTGAACGAGAGGTCTTGAAAGAAAGCAGTACTTGGTGGTCACGTTTGTGGGGTGGGAAGTGAGCGACCAATTACTACGAGTAGGTAGGGTGAAGGGAGAGAAGGCTCCTTTAATGGCTGAGTACCCTGTTAATTCAAGTACCTCCCCTTACTTGGTTACAACAACCAGATCCCTTTTATGGGTGACAGAACCAACAATGAATATAGGAACCCTTCAATTGGTTCGCTGCGCCTCTCGTATAGCTTCGTTAGAAACCCTTTATCGTGAGATAATACTGGCTATTTTTGATGCTGGTAAGCATTTGGAGTGGGGAAATATTCAACCCTATACCTGTGAGGGTTTAATTAAAGCCATAGAATATGTGAGGTTTTATGGCTTTGAAAAGGTTGAAATTTTATGTTCCCGTCAGACAGGGGATCAGTGTGAGTTTCTAAGATCCTCAGAAATTTTGATGGGTTTTCCTGATGTTCCTCTTTGGACAGCGGATTGGATTCCTGATGGTGTCTTTGTTGTTCTTCCTGAAGATCGGTCATACATTGGTTCTGTGGATGTTTTTGGGTCTAAATTGATAGCTTTAGTGCATAATGCCAGCCGCAGTATCTCACTGGCAGGGGATCTTTAATGGGGTGGTTGGACACAGCTTTAACAGAGATGTCTCTAAGAGAGGATTGTGAAAGCTATCTTTTGAGAAGGGGGGCTAAGAGAGAATCTTTTGAGAAGATGGGAGAGGTAACTTGGGAACCTCCTTCTTTTGATATCCCTTCCTCTATCTTTTGTAGAAGATATGGAATTCGTGGTGAAAAATTGGACGGGTTTTTGGTGTGTCCTCTCTATTCACCAAAGGGAAACCTTTTAGGGTTTGAAGCCAGATCCACTACTGAGAAGAAGATTACAAGGCATCTTCTTCCGCAAGCAGAGTGGAATCCTGTTTGGTTAGCTCACAAGGGTATTGCAGAGAAGATATGGTCAGGAGGGTCTGTGTGGCTTGTTGAGGGGCATTTTGATCTGTATGCAATGGAGTGGGTGGTTCCGAAGTCAGATGCCATTCTCTGCTCAGTTACGGCTTCTTTAACTCCTTATCATCTTACTTATCTCCAACGAATGCAGCCCAACACTGTATACGTTGTTTATGACAATGATGAGGTGGGTAAAAAAGGGTCTTTCTTTGCTGAGAGGGCTTTGAAAAAGCTTGGCTTAGATGCTCGTATTATTAATTTTTTCGGGGGTAAAGACCCCAATGACATTTGGATGAGGGGTGGGTTACAAGCCCTTCGCCAATCATTTCAATACCAAATTGGAGGATTATTGTGGCAGTAGATATGTGGTTAGCAAGTGCAGATGTGGTTGAGGTGACCAAAACCTTAATTGCAAAATTCCATCCTCACCTTGCTATTGTTGAGGATGAGATAGCGATATTGTTTCGTGAAAAAGCCAGTAAAGCTGGTGGGAAAGTGGTTCTTGGGAAATCTAAGAAAGCTCCTTCCTTAATTTCTCTTCTTGGAAATAAGAACTTCAAATTTATTTTGGAGGTGGCTGCTGATGAGTGGGCAGGTCTTAATGGTAAGCAGCAGACAGCATTATTGGATCATCTTTTGTGTTATTGCTGGGGCGAAGAAGACAGTAAGACAGGAGATATGAAGTGGTCAGTCCGTACCCCCGACCTTTGTTTTTTCAAAGAAGAATGGAAAAGACATGGAAATTGGCGACCTTCTGAAGAAGAAGAGGAACTGGACGATCTAATCTTTGACACTAATTGATTTATGAACCCTCTTTAATTGGGGGGTGTCTTAGTGCATAGTTTGGATATCATAAAGTACCTGAACGAGAAAGCTTTCTTGGAGTGGGATTCTTCTTGGGCAGTTGGTCGTGGTTTTTCTATTTCTTCTGAAAAGGATATTGATAGTCTTCCTGATCTTCCACATGAGATTTCTGGCAGAAAACTTTTAATTGTGGGTGAGACTGTTCCAGAAAATCAGGAGAGTAAAGACTTGCGCTCTCTCTTGAAGGAGATTCTTCTCAAAAAGAAAGCTTTTACAGTTGTTCTTTGCAAAGTTAATCGTGGTGGGGTGTGGGTCAGTATCTGGAGTGCTGGAACTTGGTAAAGACCCTTCCTGATCCCTTCCCTTCCTGTATAGGTATGGTAAGGGAGGAGACTTGAATGGGATTAGATACAAAATACCGACCACATAATTTTGAAGATGTTCTTGGTCAGGAAAGCACGATAAAGGTCATAAAACGCTTTGTTTCAACAGGAAGGGGCTTTCAACAATCTTATTTGTTTTGCGGGCCATACGGTTCTGGTAAGACTACTCTTGGGAGAATACTCGCCAGAGCCTTACTTTGTGATCACCCTGTGGAGGGCGCACCTTGTGATAATTGCCCCTCTTGTCATTCAATGTTGGAGGGTTCTCAGGGAGCCTTTATAGAGGTAGATGCCGCTACTAATTCTGGAAAATCCGAAGTTAAAAAGATTATTGCTGATCTGGAATACTCTAATTTCTCTGGAAAGAAAACCTTATATCTATTTGATGAGAGCCACCAGCTATCTAAAGATGCCTTGGATGCCCTTTTGAAACCTCTGGAAGAGAATGTTCAAGGTTCAGAAGATAAGAGGTTGGTGTGCATCTTTTGCACGACAGAACCAGAGAAGATGAGAGCCACTATTTTATCCAGATGCGCCCCTGCATTTGTAATACACCCTCTCAGTCCAGAGGTGATAGCTAAGAGATTGGCTTATGTCTGTGAGAAAGAGAGGATTTCTTATGAGCCAGATATTCTCCCTCTGATAGCTGAAATTACAGAGTGCCATATTCGTGATGCTTTGAAGGCAATAGAGGGTGTTTCTATGCTTGGAGAGGTAGATCGGGAAAATGTGAATAAATACCTCCACTTAGATTTGAATAGCCTTTATTTGGATATTCTTTCCTTTTTAGGATCAGATTTGGAAAAGGCTTTGCTCTCTGTAAAGAATCTTTTTAATAGAACCTCTCCTTCTGTTTGCTATGAGAGGTTGGCTAATGCAGCCTTGTTTGCGTATAAAGTTTCTTTGGGCTTGGATACCCCTCCTGTATATTGGGATGCAGCAAGACTTTCAGAAATAGGAAGGCAGCATGGAAATCATTTAGTGGGGTTAGTTTCTCTTTTTGCTCAGAAACCTCGATCCGCTACTGAGGATATGGTTATATGCGATCTTATTTCTCAGCACCTATCTTTTACTGGACAGCTTACCACTCCCTCTTTCTCTTATGGATCTTCTGAGAGAAGTCAGAAGAAAATATCTTCTCCAATAAAGGTTTCAAGAAGCCCTTCTCAAAAAAATGAAACGAATTTAAATAATTCTACTCATAATTTAACCGCAGACGGTAATAATAATTGTGCAGCAGCCCTTCCCTCTTCTATGGATTTATGTGGGGTGCATATTGACCGTAGAGCCATCAATGGGACTTCTACTGGAAAAGATCAATTGAAACAATCTAAGGAATTAAGCCCAGCAGAGTTTGGTCGTCTGTTTGGTATCTATCTTCTGGAATTGAGAGATATTGGTTATAATGGATTACAGAGACAAAACAACGTGGGTGACTCTTGAGCTAACATCTCTTGGAGAAATTAAAGTAGAGGAAGGTATTTTAACGAAGATTCTTTGTAAGGAAATGGGGGTATCTCAAACCCACCCAATTTTTATTCCAACGGCTCAGTATGACCAAAACGGTAGAAAGATTTCTCTTCATTTGATGGAGGGTTATGTTTTTATTGCTACAGGCTTAGAGGAGCAGATTTATTTTGATTTAGAGAAAACCCCCTATGTAGAGCAGGTTTTTTCTTCAATGTCTCCGACTTCTGGACTGAAAACCCTTCAAGTGATCTCTAATCAATATATTGAAGAGATGCGGAATAGTATACGGGGAATGTCTTGTCAGTCTTTGAAAGTGGGAAATCGTGTTTTAATTGTGAAAGGAGCCTATAGATTGTTGGAAGGTTCTATTGTAGGTTTTGAAGGCGAAAATGCCTATGTAAGTGTTGTGCTTCGTTCTTTGAGTGTGATTGTCACACTACCAAAGGTCTTCTTGGACTTACTATCGGAGGAAGGAAATGAGAATGACTAAATGGGTAGGCTATTACACACCAGATCCTATGGATATCGAAACAAGGTTTTCAACAGATGATGCTTTTATTTGGCCCTCATCAGGAATGACGGTGGAAAGCCGTAGGAGGCTGGACAGAGTTAAAGTGATAATTGAGAGTTTGCCACCGAGAGAAGCAGACTTTATTGAATTGTATTTTTTCAAGCACCTAAAGCAGACGGATATTGCAACTATTTTTGGAGTATCACAACCCACTGTTTGCTATAGATTGCAGAGGGCAACCTCCAGAATTCAATTTCAGCTATCTTTGCCTGATATTGATTATGTGAAAATGATGAAGGATCTTGCTGGATTCCTTTCAGACACTCTTGATGTGAAAATAATGAAGTTGATGTTTGAAACGACCTGTCAATCCGAGGTGGCTAATAGATTGGGGGTTTCTCAGGGTCTTGTACGACATCGCTTCATACGATCTACAAAACGACTGAAAGAAAATCCGACAATGAAAATCTATGGAACAGTCTTTGAATTGATCTCTAAGAATTTGAATATTCTCAGAGAGGTTCAGAGAAGTAAGACCACAAATCAGAAATCCTATCGGTTGACTTAATCACTAATCTTCTTATTCTCTTTTGTTGATAGGGGAGTTTAAGAAATGAAAGACAAACCAAGTGAAAAAGTAGTAATTATGGCGAAAGACCTTGCTCGTCAGTGGCTTAGAAAAAGAGCTACTAATGAGTATCGGGTAAAGATCTATGCTACCTCTTCGGTAGACTTTCAATCCCTCCCTTCTTTATTGAAGTCTTTGAGGGATGGTAAGGTGAAACTTGGTTCTATAACTGAGATTAAGGATCTTGGTATACAGACGGGTTTTGATTACATTTCTATTTGGTCTTCTAATCACGGGTCTTTGGTTGATCTTAAAGATTGGCTGGAGAAGCGTGGGTTTGAAACCTCTGGTATTTGGTAGGGTGGGATATGGCATTAGCATTATCACAAGCCGATTTCACATATTCTTCGGGAACAGGCACACAGATCTACTATTTCACGATTGTGTATATAGATGAGAATTCCATTTCTGTTAGAAATATACAGACCCCTTTTGGTTTAATCCAAGATTCTTATTCTTCTCTGCCGAATTCCGTGATTAGCGATATTCGGACAGCAATTACACAGGTGTTAGATGTTATGAGTACAAGTGCTGTAAATGGGTTTGCCACCTTCACGGCTGCAACCACAGTTGATGTGACCTTCTTAGCTGCAATGGACGATACAACTTATCGGGTCATTCTTTCAATGGCAGATTTCGTTCCTGCCAGAATTACCAGTAAAACAGTCAACGGTTTTACAATCGAAACTGGTGTCACCTATACGGGTAGCATCGGATATGACGTATTCGTGTAGGTGAATTATGGCTCAAGATCCCTTTCAAGTAGACCAGTTACAAATCGAACCAGCCAGTGGAAATACCATAAAGATTTCTATGGCAGTAGATGGTTCCATTCAGTTTGTGGATGCTGTGGTTACTTCCGCAGTAAAACTTACAGACATTTGTGGAATTCAGTCTGTTGATAATGTCTTTGTGGTAGGTGCTGCTGGAGCAGGTGCTTCTCACACTACAGTACAAGCAGCCCTTGATGATGTTCCTTCAGATTCCAGTGATACCAACCCCTATGTGATTTTGGTAGCTTCTGGTTCTTATCAGGAAGATATTACGATTATTAGGAACGGTGTCACACTATTGGCTATTGGGTATGTTCTCTTGCAATCTGCAACTGCTACGGACACGATTACCATTCAAGAAAATGTCTCCGTACCGCAGTATGTGAGAATAGAGGGTTTTCACATTAAGAATTCTAATGCTTCCCAATCTTGTGTCCGAGTTGTAGGAGGATCTACTTCTAATGTTGGATTGCTTGGAATTAATCTTTTGAATTGTCATTTTGTAGCTACTGGTGCTGGTTCATATCCAGTACGGGCTGCTTCTGCTTGTCGCATAGCTGTGTATGGTGGCTCAATGAGCAGTAGTGCTGCTACAGCAGTCTGCCTTGTTGAAGAGTGTGCGGAATTTTGTATGAAGGGTGTTTTGGATATTTCTTCTCTGCAATTGGACTATGATAATTTAGGTACTCTTTCTTCTGTGGTTGGGAATAGCTATAGAATTCTGGACTGCAATTCCAGCCCAAGCAGTACGGCTGACCCTTTTATCTCTTCTAATCTCAGTGGGGCAGGTGCTTTATTGGCTTCTAATTGTTCTTCACTTGGGAATGTGACTTTAGATGGTGACCGCACTTTCACATTCCATTCATGCAAGATGGGAGCTTTAGTAGCTACCAGTGCAACTACCATAGTTAAATTGACTTCCTGTACAAGAGGTGTTGCGAGTGGTTTAGGGGTTCTCCACGAAGATCGGATTATCGGAGAATTGACCTATGCCAATACAACTACTCAGACCTTTAGCTTTGAGGTTCAACAGCCAGACTTAAACTATGCGGTTTTAATGGAACCCAAGTCGGGAAACCCCTTTGTGAGCAATAAGGCAGTTGGATCTTTTGCGATTGACTTTGCTGGACAGACCACCACCAGCTTTTTCTTCTCAGTTATTCGTGATGTATAGTAGTCGTTTATGTCTCTATAATCTTAATGTATTGAGAAATCGTATTTTGATGTAGAGGGTAACCATGTCTGATTTCTGGAATTCTTTAATAAATTCTCCCTTCATAAACACCGCTTCTAAAGATGGTGATCGGGGTTCTTTGGATCATTTTCTATCTGGAGAATTTGGTGGGAAAGCTGCAAGATCTGTTCGTGACCTTACAGACAAGGTGAAGCGCAGCAAGTGTATACGGCTCCCCATTACGGCTGGATCAAGGGTTCTTTTTGCTGGTGATTTGGGGGCGGTTCTAACCTATGACAACCCTCCTCATCCTAATACTACTGGAACGGTAGTAACTGTGAGAACAGCTTTTGGAGAGGCTACCACACATGAAGGCAGGGTCTTTGTGAAGTGGGATACTGGAGAATTTGGAGGGTTTGATCCTCTTCATTTATATCCGTCTAAATCTAAGCAAGCAGGTTCAGTTTCAATGAGAGTGTCTAATCTTGGAGATATTTCAGCCTTGTTTGCATCTTCTAATAAAGAAGGTGAATTGATACATAAAGCCACTAAGGATCTCTGGTCTTTCAAAAAGGATGGGGATCAATACCTCATTGAAAGATTGTTTGATGATAGTGGAAGTCCTTTGAAGGTGTAAAATGAAAGATGCTCTAATCAAAGCTTGGGGGCCAACAATCTTCGGAGAGAAGAAGCCCCCAATGACCAGAACGGCTGGTGAAGTTAGATTTATTAAAGATAAGTCTGAAGGCGGTGAATGGGCTTGGGGTGACACTGGAGCCTCTGAACGGCAGATTACTCCTGATTATGCTTTCCAACCTAAGAAAGTGAAATGCTTGGCGAAGGTTCTTAGATCTACCAATGCTGCTCTTGGTCATGCTTTGAGTGCGTATAGCACCTTCTCAAAAGTGAGAAGTGCAGATGTATCTCCTGATGGTTGTTTGGGTGGGAAAGGATACGTTTTTAGAATTAATGAGATGAGAAAAGCTTATATGAATGCTGTTGAAGCTTTCTCATCTCTTTCAGATACTCTCTATGATGAGGTGCAGGCTCCACATTGGTCAGCAGTTTCAAGACAGGAATCTCCAGAAGAGAAGGAAGAGGTTGCTCAGATTATTGAGGATGCTGAAGATATAAAGAAAGACCCTGAATCTTGGGCAGAAGAACAAGAAGAGGAAATGGATGAGCAACACACATCTCCAAAAACCGCTCGTAAGAAGACCGCTTCGTTGTATGAGCCAAAGGCTTCAAGGGTTGCACTCCGTTTTATGAGGCAGAAACATGACTAAGAAATCAAAGAGATCAGAATCTAAATTACCATCAGACAAATTCACAATGACAGACGGTATGAACTACGGTCTGGACGGGTTTGACTTTGATGTTGAGGCTGGCGGTGGTGTTTCAGAGAGAGCAAGATTGCCCTCTGTTCGTGGTTTAGCTGGATTGCCAGAAGACCTTATTGTGCCAGATGAGGCAAGTGATATGCCTTCTGGTGTGAAAAATGCTGATGCTGACTTTGATCTTTCCGAAATGCTGGAAGAGAATTCACTTGCTGGGTTGGGCTGGCTTCACGGAGAGCAAGACCCAGACAGGCTTCCTAAAAATCCTGTAGATCGTGGGATTATGGAATTGGAAGAGGCTTGGGGAGTAAACCGTAGAACACAAGGAATTATCCCAAATAGAGATAAAGAGGTTGCTGATTTTGAGCGTTCTCTTCAAGAGAAATCTGCTTCAAATGTAGACGAAGAGACTTTACAAGATGTAGTATTTCGGGCGCACCGTAGATCTGCTTTCGGACATCCCATTGAGAGCATTATGAAAGAAGCCGTTCAGTCGCTTGGGCATAATGTGAAACTTATTGCAGAAGACCTACAGGACATAAAAGAGGAACATGGCTTGGCCGGAAATGTTTTTATCTATGAAGCAGCTTTCAAGGGGCTGAAAAATGGGAAGTGGAAGAAAGCATTGAGAAAGAAGTGTTCCACTTGTAGATACTTGGTGTCTTCAGATCAGTCTCTTTCAAAATTCACAAACTTGAAAGTGGTAGAGAGGGTTCCTTGGAAAGAAGCACTTAGTTTTTATCGCACTCAGTTGAAGGCTTCTGGAAGGTTGGCTAAAGAAGGTTCTGCCAAAGAAGTGCTTAGAACAGCTTTCTTGTCATATTCACAGGACTTATCTCCCAAGAAAACACAACGAAGTAAACCAGTGGATGTGCGCCCCTCTGAGCGTATTTCTTCACAAGAAGCCAGAGAACAATTCTCACAACATAAACCAAGCCGAAAGGTTCTGGATAATTCTAAGAAGAATGCTGCTGCTCAAGTTAGAAAAGCTCAGGCTCAGTTAAACAAATGGGTTGTAAACGGTTTCTTATCTAAGGAAGTAGCTGCTGAGTTGATGGCGAGTGAAGACTCTCCTCATACTATTCTTCGTACTGCATCTGCACTAATTTCACAAACTAAGAGTGGGAGGTATTCAGAGGCGCAATATACCAGACATCAAAGTGAATCTCGTAAGAATGTGAAAGAAGATCAGGCTTCAGTTACCAGCCGACAGGCGCACAAACAACAACAACGAGTCTTGAAGGCTTATCGGAATATCAAAGCAGCTATTGATAATGGTGTTCGTGGTACAGCCTTGATTACATTCATTCGTAGATCTATCAACAGAGAAGATGTGAGGGTGGCTTCTAAACTTATCAATCCTCTTCTCCAAGAAACTCAGGCTCATATGTCAGCCCCTCAAGAGAAGGCTGAATATAAAGGTGCTGTGGAACACCGACATGTTCCACAGAGAAAGAGAGCGAAAGTTGAAGTGAAAAGCTCTCGTATTGTGAAAGCTGCTTCTTGGATTAGGCGGCAAATGACAGAGGGGTGGGCTGGTAGAGATTTAACTTCTCTCATCCAAGCTAAATTTGCTCCTCATTTCTTAGAAACAAACAAAGAAGAGATAGCTTCAATTCGTAAAGCGCACGAAGGACTATCTGGTCATTTGTATGTGGATGCAGAAGCCTATGCCTCTCCTGAAGGCACGGAAGGGTGTGAGAAGGGTGCGAACATACATAGAGCTAATGCAGTACCTTCTGTGATGAAAATGGCTCGTTGTGGCGGTTGTGTCTTTGCCAATAAATGTGACGGAGCCATAGTATGTCAGAAATACAATAAGGTTATGACTGCTTCTGTTCCTGTTGAAGACCCTGCTTCATATCAAAGAGAAATGATTAGAATGGCTAATTCTTCTGATGCAGAACAAACAGCTTCGCTATTTGCACCTTCCTATGATGAAAATGAATTCACGCTACACAATGCCGCCTTAGAGGGTTTTGAGTTGGAAGACGATATTCTGAATAGTGATCTCCAAGGGATTTTCTTTGGTGGAATTGATTTGGAGTAATGATGTCATTCAACCTGCAAAATTCTGCTGCGAAAATAGCTTCACGCTATCTGAGAGCTACAATTCATAGACTTCAAAAGAGTAATCAAAAGGGAGCAAGTGGGGAACATAAACTTGGCCCAGCGAGTGGGATGGTTCGTGGTCTTCGCTATGGTGAAGAGGACGAAGAAGAAGATACCACGGCTGAGTTTGACCCTAATTTGATTGGACTTCCAACAATACCACAAGCCTATGAACATTTTACTCAGAGAGAATTGAGTGAGCTTGCTCATAGGCAGCAGAATGATGATTTTGAAAAAGACTATTTTTATAGAGACATTTAACTATGCCAGAGCGCAAAGCAGACAAAGACGGAAACTATATGAGTGTTCAGAATGTGAAAGATATTCTGGATATGGCTCAATTTCTTTCTTCTCAGGTCAACGAAGGTGACCAGATGGAAGATTGGGTTGAGGATAAGATTTCCTCTGTTCGTCAAAGCCTGAGTGATCTGGTTCGATTTTATTCAAATGGGGATAAGGAGAAAACAATGAGTAATGAAGACCTTTTGAAGAAGTGGGGAGCCTTTGTAATAGATGCCAAGCAAGATAGTGCCGAAGACGGTGCTGAAGGATATTTTGCAGACATCCCATATTACAGGGAAACCAAGGAATTCGCTCAGAGCAGGGAATTGACCAATGACCCTAACATTGATCCCCAAGCAGCAAAGAAGACCCCTCCAACCCCCTCTGAAATTCCACAGGACGAGCAAGTGAAAACACTTAGTCGTGTGAAAGTCGAAGAAGAGAGTGTGGATGAGGTTAAAGAAACCAACAAGACAGCCTTTACTGATTGGACTTTCACAGGGAAGTAGGAGTTTGATATGAAGAGATACCCACCATTTACAGATGCGAAAAAGCTCTCCTCTGCTGGAGACTTTAGCACCCTTGTGCCGGGCATCACTTCACCTTCTGAGGTCGGCATAAACTATACGCAGTCTTACAGCAAGACTACTTCCAGCACCCTTACAACCTCTGATGGGAAGTCCAGAAATGGAACCATTACTACAGGAAATGCTACTGCTACGATTACCGTTGCTAACAATGACTTTTGGACAGGGGCAACAGGAAGCGACCTTACGGAAATCTACCTTGGGAAGTATAGATTAAAAGCAGGTGTTCATTTTGCTGTTGGTACTTCTGGTGCGCCAGCAGCGGATACTGTAATTGCTGCGAATATAGCTGCTGCTATTAAACATGACCCTACTAACGGTACTGGACTTCCCGGTTGGAACGCTGTTGCGGTTGGTACTGATGTTACTATTACTTGTCTTGATGGTAGACACGGAGGGTTTATTCAATTCTCTCAGTCTATTCGTGGTCAAAACCCTTGCCTAACTCTATCCCTCACTGACGGAAATATGCTTGGCAGTGGAACAGCCTTTGGAGGGGTAACCTTGTCCTAAGTTTGGATCTGCTATTTTTGGGTATTATTACATGCTCAATTAGTGGGAGGATATTGTGAAAGTTGTAAAAGACCCTGCGGATAAAAAGAAGATTTTAGAAACTCTTCCGAAGGAAGCCCTTAGAATTAAAGTTGAAGATGAGTTTGGGAAAAAGAAGTGGAGAGATGTGGATTCGCTCCACGACACAGATATAATTCTTTTGAAGGGGGATGATACTCCCTATGTGATGAATACTAAACCCGGCAGAAAACAGGCTCCTGTGATAACAGCAGCTAATGATGTTGTTGCGGAAAGAGTGAGACAAAAAGGAGTAGCCTCATCTCACGATCCAATTTTACGAACAGTGAAATCACAACCTGATAGTGGAAGGGTTTTGGATCATGTGATGGTTGGTCTTGCTGAAGAAGCCTTCTCACTTGGGTTTGAGAGAGAGGAAGCAGAGCGCAGTGGTAATGCTACTTCTGCTATCTCAGTCCGTAGGGTTAATGCTCTTAAATCTCTTGCAGATACATATCTAAAGAAGAAGGAACTGATTTCACAGCACTCTGTAGACTTGGAAAGCAATTCCTTCAAGACGTTATTCAGCTTCATTATGGAGACTTTTAGGGGTGCAATGGAAGACAGCAACCTCAGAACTGAGATGATAGAGACTGTTTTCGCCAAGCTATCAAAACGCTTAGAGGATGATTGGGAGGACGAGGCTAAGAATCGTATGAGGAATGAAAAATGAGCCTGTCTTCAATCGCCACTTCTGTTGGTCGGACTAAGGGGTCTAAAAAAGGAGCGATAGCAGATATAATCACTTTTATAGAAAGTGATTGGGGTTTGGGTATGCGCCTTTTCCCTGTTCAGAAGGTAATTTTGAAAGCGCATTATGGTATTCCCTTAGAGGACAAAGTGAAAACAATCCCTATTTCTGATTGGAGAAGGGAGAATTACCAACACCTCACAGAAGCAGAATACTTAGAGCATCTATTTAAAGAGGGTCGCTGTAATATAAAGAAAGTTGAGAAAGGTAAAGAAAGACGGGAAATGATCCTTTCAATTGGACGTAGATCGGGAAAGACCACCCTCAGTGCTTGTATTGCAGCGTATGAGACATATAAATTAATCTCAAAAGGAGATCCACAGGCATACTATGGTCTGCCCTCTTCTAATAATATCCAGATCATTTCAGTTGCTACTGATAAGGATCAGGCAGGTCTTTTGTACCAAGAAGTGAGCGGTCACTTTAGAAATTGTGCGTTTTTTGCACCTTACACAGCTAACAACACTCAGAGTTATGCCAGATTCCAGACTCCACAAGATATTGATAGGTATGGCGTATATGCAGATGACCCTACGGCTAAAGCTACATTAAAAATCACATTTCGATCTTGCGTTGCGAAGGGGCTTCGTGGTGCTGGTAACTTGGTTGTGATTTTAGATGAGGTAGCTCACTTCACAGACAAAGGTCAATCTGGAGCCGAAGCAGTCTACAATGCGGTCACACCTTCTACTTCTGCTTTTTCACCTAAAGATGTGAACGATAGTCGAATTCCAATTGGCCCAGTTGAGGGGCGCATCATCTCAATTTCATCTCCATTAGGTAGGCAGGGTCAATTCTATAAATTGTTCCAGATTGCTATGTCTGGAGGCAAGGCAGCAAGTAATATGCTTGCGATACAAGCACCTACTTGGGAAGTGAACCCCACCGTTCCAGCCAGTGAATTTGAGAAGCACTATATAAAAGACACTACAGTTTTCTTTACAGAGTATGGTGGAGAATTTACAGACAGAACCAGAGGTTGGATTGAAGATAGAAGAGATTTAGAGGCTTGTATAGATCCTTCTCTCAAAGCAGTTTCGCAAGGAAGATACGGAACCACTTATTTCTTAGGGCTTGACCTTGGATTGGTTGGTGATGGTACAGCTATCGCTATAGGACACATTGAGACTAAGAAGGGAAATCCCTGTATTGTTGTAGACTTGGTTGATCAGATAAAAGCTGGAGAGGGTGACTTCAAGGATAAAGAGAGATTGGAATTTGATGATGTGGCAGATTGGATTTTATCTCTGTCAAAGAGATTTTATATTTCAGAGGGTCTGTTTGACCAGTGGGCTGGAATACCATTAGAGCAGGCACTGTCCAAAAGAGGGCTAAAGCAAATGAAGGCTAAACATATGACGAAGACCATTTCTTCTGAAATATTTAAGACCTTCAAAGATATGATGTGGGATCAGAAAATTTCTCTTTATGATAGTCCAATACCAGAAGGACAAACTCATTGTGATTATATTGAAGAACTTTTATCTCTTCAGGCTACGAAGCACTCCAAGTACCTTGTTACAGTAGAGGCTCCGAATATGAAGGGGAAGCACGATGACCTTTCAGATGCTCTTGTGAGAATGGTGTACTTAGCAAGCCAGAAAATCGGCAATAGTACCTATATATCTAAGGGAGGTAAGGGTAGGTTTCAACACAAGCCGAAAGCTGCCTCTCAGATTTCTCAACGGAGAAAGCTACTTAGATCAGGTAGCCATACTTCCAGACAGGTTAAAAAGCGGTAGTTTAGATGAGTACTCTTTCCCCCATCACCCCAATACAAGCTAATCATAGGTTTATACAGAAGTGTATTCGTATTTCTTGTGATGGTGCAGAAGAACGACAAGAAGAAATAGAACACATAAACGACATCTTCTTGCGGTTTGGTGGTTCGTGGGAGAAGATTTTTAAGGGAGATCCAGAGCATATTTATTCTCTTAAAAAAATCATAAAGATTGCTTTTAAGAACGGTAGAATTTCAAAGAAGCCTGATTGGGGTGTGAAGTGAAATATTTATCAAGGTACTCTTCTTTAATTAAAGAGGATTACAATAAAGAAATACAGGAACATCTGAAAAAAGCCCGACAAGAAATACGGGCTGCACTTGTGCTTTTACAGGGTAAAAAGAGAAGGGATATTCTTTTTCGTGTGGCCTGTAGATCTACAGAGCAAGGGTTGGAACGAGCCTTGAACCTTTTGAACCAAGTACCTATTGTGAAACCTATCCCCCAACCAGAAGTAGCAACCAAAGCCAAGCCTAAGAGGGTACGGGAGAGAAGGGGTGAAAGATGACTAATGATGATGAAAAAGTTGTTGGGAAGGCTCCTGACAGACCGAAATTGAGCATTGGAAGACCTCGTAAAATTGCGACCACTTCTGCTATGCGTAGAATTGGGTATCCGAATGTTGCTGGAAACACTTTAGGTTCTGGAGGGAATTTCTATTCTCCAGAGCTATCAACAGACTTTCTGGAATTACCACAATCTCTGGACGAACAGAGAAACTACTATCGGTTTTTCTATAAGACAGACCCCTTTGTTGGACAGGCTATTGATCTCCATACAGAATTACCTCTCAGTAAGATCAGGCTTGGAAACCCTGATACTAAGGACAGAGAGCTTGGTAATCAAGCATTGGAATTCTGCCAGAGGTGGTCTAAGAAGATTGGTTTACTTCACAGGCTTATAGAGATTGTTCACGATTATTACTTAGTTGGTGAAGTGAATATATTTGTTGAGGATGAAAGTCCTGACATGCCCAAGGACATCACTCACGAACAAATCAGAGAATTGGACGAACACGGAAAAGCTGTTGAGAAGTGGGAAAAAAGAGAAGATGCTGATGAACGTGCTGTTAGGTGGACGAAGAGGAATTTCCACGGCTGGTCAGCCATAAGAATTCTCCCACCAGAACAAATTCACATGGAAAGTTTCCCTTTCACAAATGAGAAAATCATTGAATTGGTTCCTGATAGTAAGACCAAGGATATTATCGAAAAGGCTTCAATGGGAGATAAACAGGCTCAGAGGATTGTGGACTCAATGCCTCAAGATGTTGTGGATTCTATCCGTGATGGGCAGAATATCCCTCTTGGTACAGATCCTGATGCTGGCTCTTTTGTCTATTATATGAGCCGAAAGAAATCACAATATGAACCAAGAGGACATTCTATACTTGAGCGTTGTATGAGAACCCTTGTCTATAGAGATAAACTCAGACAGGCTCAGACAAGTATTGCCTCTCGTCATATGACCCCTTTCAGGCTGGTCTATGCAGAGGATATGGATGAACATGATACGGAATCTCTGAGAGATCAGGTTGACCTTGCTCTCCAAGATCCTGATTATACGATTGTGACCAACTTCCAAGTGACTTGGGAAGAGATGGGAGCCTCTGCTCGTCTATTGGAATTATCCTCTGAGTATGACCTGACAGATAGGCAGCTATATGCAGGGCTTGGAGTGACTGAAAGCCTCCTGAGTGGAGAAAGCTCGTATTCTGGTGATAGGATAAATCTGGAAGTTATCAACACACGCTATATGCTTCTGCGGGAGATCCTACAGGACTTTGTTGAGGAAAAACTGTTTAAGCCTATGTGTAAGAGAATGGGTTTTGTTGAAGGGGAAGATGGTGAAAAGGTCGTATATCCTTCTCTGTCTTTCACAAGGCTTGGGTTGAGGGATAATAGTGAAACTTTCGATGCTTTGTTCAATCTATATCAGAAGGGATCACTTGATATTGATGTGATTTTGGAGCTATTGAACATAGATCCGATTTCTACCCGTTTGAAGTTGGAAAGAGATTTGTGGGGCATCAATGATGCTACCTTCAATGAAATGGTTCGTAGTATCTATAACGATGCAGCACAGAAATTGGCTGAGAACAGTGATGTTATAGAGATTATTGCAGAGAAATTAGGACTTAACTATGAGAAGCCTGAAGAGGGCGGTGGTCGGTTCTAATCTTCGATAATGTCTTTATGACCATCTAAGGTTGAGGTTCATTGTTTGATGTCTGTTCGGTTAGGCAAATATTTTGAGGAGATGGATGCGATTGGTATTTCAGATCGCACAACGACCCCTGCTCAAAGAACAGCTAAAGAATTTCCTTCTCAATTTAAATTGGAAGAATATATAAAGGAACATCCAAAAGCCGACAAAAGTAATCACTCGGTCAAGGATCAAGAAGACATCCCTAAGAAAGAAGAAGAGAAGGGTGGTAGTGCTTCCTTTTCCAAAGCAGATGTAGAATGGTTTGAGAAGAATACTGTTTCTGAAAAGGAAGCTACTTCTCGTCTTAGCTCTTTTATGGAAAAGGCTAAGAAAGTTTCCAAATCTATGAGAAAAGTCTTGGAGAACACCCCTGCTGCTACAAAGCAATTCGTCTTTGACAAAGACTATCGAAAGAAGGCTCTCTCCGCAGGCGCATCCCACTTGAGAGGCAACTCTAAAAAGATAGCTGGAGTAATCTGGAGATCCATGCGGGATTCTGCTATTAGTGAAGCAGTTGATTTCACAAGACCTTACACAGCCCCCGTAACCGTTGCCACACGGCTTGCAAAAGGTGAGAAGCCTCTTCTCACAAAGGATGAAAAGAAATCCCTTTACAGTGGTCTGGTCTATACGGGAAGTATTGCTGGTGCGCTTGCCCTTGGTTCTGTTGCAGGTACGGGTCTTGCGGCTGCTGCTGTTGGCAATGCTTTTCTGAATAGCTATTCACTTCACGTTGTTTTTGGAGCAGCGGTTAAGGGAACACAGGAAGTCCTCACTAAGAAGAAGCAGGATGAGCTTTTCAAGCAGGTAGATGAAAGCGATAAACATACTGAAGAGGAAAAAGAGAGCATTAAGGAGCAACTGAAGGGTATTTTCGGAGATCCAAACAGTGCCTTCTTAGCTGCTGAACAAGCAGAAAATCTGAATATGACTATTCAATTGCTTGGTATGAAAGGAATACCTCTGCCCTTCAACACTTCTACTTTATATGAATACTCTATTTGGAATGCGATTACAGAGGGTGTGAAATCTGTTGGAGATGTCTTTACGAAGCTGGGAGCCGAAGACGAAGCCAAGATTAAGGATTTGGAAAAACTTATCCACGATATCGCTGACACGATGGAAGCGACCACAGATGAGGATATAGAATTACTTTTACAGCAAGATTCCAGTTTCTTTGAAGACAATGTGAAACACTTTGACAAGAAGAAAGAGAGTAAGAAAGAGACTACCAAGAAAGCTATGCAGTCCAAGATGGCTCGTAGAGTAGCCATCCAACACCTACTCCGATCTGCGAAATACAAGAGCAAGAAGAAAGTGAAAACACAAGACGGTGATGAGATGACCGTCTATGAATACAGCGAACGACAAGTCCAACACAGAGATCGAAAGAAGGGTGAGAGGATTGAAAAGCTGAGAGAGAACATCTCTAATCTCAGAAAGGAATACCAAAAAGACCTGACCTCAGACGATGAGAGAAAGAGGATGGTGGCTCTGGTTGTGGCTGTTATTGACTGCACCTACGAACGAGTAGGGAACAAAGCCTCTGCCGACAACGGTCACTATGGAGTGTCTTGTCTGGAAGGAAAGCATATATCTTTCAAAGGCTCTAAAGCGGTTTTCACATACACTGGTAAATCTGGTGTAGACCACGAAAAGGAAGTCACGGACAGCAAGGTTGTGGCTGCGCTTAAAAAAGCTGCCAAAGGGAAATCCAAAGACCAGAACATTTTCACATACGGAGATGAGGACACCTGTGTCACTGGCTCACATGTGAATGTCTATCTGAAACCTTATGGAATTAGTGCTAAAGATCTACGGGGCTTCCACGCAAATCAAGAGATGAAAGCCAAGCTAAAAGAGGTTCGGTCTGAGGGAGGAAAGCTCCCAGAAGATTCTAAAGAGCGAGAGAAGGTTCTTAAAAGTGAATTCACAAAGGCTCTGGATGAGGTGGCAAAGATAGTAGGACATACTTCGTCCACTTTGAAAAGCCAGTACTTGGTCAACCATCTTGAGGATACCTTTATGAAAGATGGAACCGTTATCAAGAGCCTTGATAAATCTTCTTCTGTTCGTGTGGCTTCACTTCACATAGCCAAGAAGACCAAAAGTGAAAAAGAAGATGAACAGGCTGAAGCCTTTGTGAAACAGAAGCCTAAACTAAAACCCCCACGCTATGACCTTCGGAAGAGACATCTTGAAGAAGATGATGAGGATCTAAAATCGGGTGTAGACGGAGATAAGGATCTCTCCCTAAAACACGAAGATTACAAACGGGCTGCTGTTCGTGTAGCAATGCTGTGGATGTATGCTGGCTTAAAAACCACTCCAAGTGGTAAGTGGAAAGCAGTACACGAAAGTCTGACAAATGACAAAAATAAGCCTGTTGTTAGGTATTTTAAAGATAAAAACAAGGCAGAAAGTTGGCTTTCCAGTGAGGATGAAGAGATTGAAGAAGAGTTGGATGAGGATGAAAATACTGAAGATGAAGATACTGTAGACGAAGAAGTTGAGGAAGAAGTTGAGGAAGAAGTTGAGGAAAATTTGGATGAATCTTCTGATGCAAAATCTGATGTAGAAGAGGGCGAATCTGATCCTAAGAAGAAAGAAGAACCAAAGAAGAAAGAAGAACCAAAGAAGAAAGAAGAACCAAAGAAGAAAGAAGAAAACCTCTCTCCAGAAGAACAGGATGCAGCAGAGCTAAAGGCTCTAAAAGAAGAGAACATTGTGGAAATTGCTGCATTGATGGAAACCATTCCTTCTATGGATCTCTCCTTTCTTGCTGCTAAAAATCTTCCTACCGATAAAGTTACCAAGAAAAGAAATGACCTTATTAAGAAGCTAAAAGCAGAGAAGGACAAGAAGGGTACAGATACTTATGATGAAGCTAAGATTGAGAAGATGGAGAAAGAGATAGCGGATTTGAAAGAAGATGCTGTATCTCCAGAAACATACCAGAAGCATATGATTGAGGCTATTAAAGCTACGGTTAAGAAATTCACAGATACAGATGAGGTTCCTTCTAAGGATGAGGTGAAAGCAGCAGAAGCAGCTTTGAAGGTGAAAGACACCTCCAAGATGTCTTTAGATGAATTCTCAGCCCATGCAAAGAGCCTTGCTGTTGCCAACGCTTTCCTACTTGACCCAATGAGAGTGGGGCTTGGGGAAAAGATACAAGGTCAGAAGGATGGAGATAAAAGGTCGGCTGCTGCTTTCCGTCAGATAAAGAAGATGGATAAATCTACGGTTGCTGCGCTTCAGAAAAACCTTGCAGAGAAAATAGAGAATACTACGGATAAGGAATCTCAAGAATTCAAGCAGTTGAAAGCGGTACAGGCTGCAATGGACTTGAATAAAATGGCTACTAAGAAAAGAGGAGTTTCTGCTGTTCTGATGGGGAATGTTAGTGAGGGCGGCTCTGATAGAAACATCAATAAAGCCATAAAAGCTATGACAGGATCAGAAGAAGATAAAAGAGACTTCATTCGTGATCGCATCCAAAACCACACCCTCCAAGAGCTTGGAGAACACTTTCCGATTGCAAAGAAATTTGCTGGTGCAGCCGTTGCGAACCCTGCTAATGCTGAATTTTTGAAGAGTTTAGTGGCAGAATACTATTCTAATTATGATGGTCTTGATGAATTCAATGATATGATCAGTGCCTCCACGAAGTCCGAAGGCGATGAAAGAGATGAATCTTCAGAGAGTATTGATGTTGCAGAGTACCAAGAAACTTTCTCAACTCTTATGGAGGATATTGCAGCGGAGCTTTCAGATGAAGAAGGCTCCGAAGAAAGCGAAGAAAGTGGTAGTGATGAGGAGAAAGTTCTCCAGAATATGCGCCTTGGGATTTTGGAAAAACTGGCTTCCTTAAATAATGGTGTAATTAAAGAGAAACACTTAGAAAGTTTATCTCAGCACTTTGACCATTTGTTTGGTGGGGCATCCTTTAGTGACTACACAAACTGTATAAATTTAGCTTTAGAAGCCAACCAGAAGAAGGCTGGGGAAGTGTGGAAGGTAGAATACCCCATAGGTGAGAAGCCTTGGGGAGCCAAGAGCAAGAAGTACACTAAGTACTTTAAAGATCAGGAAGCAGCCCAAAAATGGGTATCCAAAACTAAGACATCTTCAAAAATTCAATCATTATCCTATACTGATATAAATATAGGTGTAGGACTGTACCAAAAATTAAGAACACCCAATAATTCCATTCGGAGGAACCAAACGATGACTCAAATCAGTAAAAAGAGTGCGTTACAAGTTTCTCAGACACTTGATCGTATCGCATCTGTGTTTGAGGCAAATTTTGAGGCACTTGGTATTCCAGAAAAAATTGCAACAGACTTTGCTTTCAGATGTGACCTTCTCAGTGATGCCGTTGAGAAGCAAGCAGATGTATTCAAGAAAGCCCTTGATGATTTAGATCCCGTACTTGAACCGGGCTTTAATCCTGACGATGTAGGTCGTGAAGTTGGTGGCCCCTTAGAGGGAGATGCTGATGAGGCTTTTATGCAAGGTGAATTTTCTCGTCAGGAAAACAGAGAATTGAGAGATTTGCAAGAAAGTGGTGCGGTTTCTGAAGTAAATGAAGAACCAAGACCTCCTCAAGCTGGAAGACAAGCCAATCTTGATGATGCTCTTTCTCGTTTAAGTAAAGAGGCTGGTGAAGTGCATGAAATCGGTAGTCTCCGTGACAGCCTAAAAATCTGTGCTGCCAAGCTTTCTGCTTCTGGTGTTTCCGAAGTGAAATCACTTGCAGGTGCTGCTGACAAACTTGTAGCGGCCCTTGATAAAATTCGGGATGCTATGATTTCTATGGAAGCCAGTGGTGAAGCTAACCTTGGAGTGATGGCTGCTGCTGATCGTTCTTGCAATGCTATTGGCGAAGTACTTCCTTTCTTGGAAGGTCTTTGTAACTCTCTTTCAGCCCAAGATTCTGACAGCCCTGTCCAACAACTTCAAATGCAAAGCATGCTGGAAGGTTCTTCTTCTAAGTTAGAGAAGTTGGTCGGTCTGGCTGCAAAAATTGTCTCCTCTGCAATGAGTGAGATGGGTGGAAGCGATAAAGGCGCAGAATAGGGGTGTCTTGTGAAAACCTCTTCTGTCTATGTCGATTATCAAGCCAGAGCCAGTGAATTTCGTGTGGGGGACTCCGTTGTTCCCTATGGGAATTCTGCTGATTTTGCTGGTCGGGTGGTTGCAGTTTGGCCCGCTATTGGGATGGTGGATGTAGAATTTCCTCACGGTTCAACAAGATACCCAGTGGAAAATCTACAAAGGGTTCGTCACGACAGTCCTATGAACGAACCTCATCACAATAGCGTTCCCGGCGGTGCTGGAACAGTAGAGGTTTCTGGGGGCCCTTATGAGCCTCTTGGTGATGTTATTGATGTGCTTGATGCTGTTCCTGAAGACAGGGCTTCCGCAAAAGCACAGCAACAGTCGGAAATCCTTTCTAAAAGGGTTGCTGCTGCATATACCAAAAAGGCTCTTTACTGGTCTTCTAAAGGAAGACAATATAGACCTTGTAAAAGGGAAACAGGTTCGGGGCAATATGAGTGTCCTAAGTGTGGTTTTGTTGGGTTGAAAAAAGCGGTCTATAAAAAGATAGATAATGAAGGTAGTGTTAAGCTGTTTGGGTGTCCGTCCTGTCTTTTTCTTATACGCAGAGAGGATATCTTAGGAGATTAGTATGGCTTTCATGAAATATGCTAAAGCAACTGTTATTCAGCCCCAAGTATCTGGAAGGACTTGGGGCAAAATTCGCACTGCTTCTCATAAGAAAAATTTAGCCGTGGATCTTGTGGAGCAAGCCTCTGGTATTCTTGGTGGAGCTTTCTCTCCTGATGAGTATCTTTTAACACACGCTACAATTGTGGCTTCTGTTGACACTTTTGAGCCTTCAAATGTGAAACTTGGTGGTTCAACAGAAGACGGTTTTCGTGTAAATAGAAAATTCGGAAACTACAGAGTAAAAAGTACTTGTGATAAATTCATCAACAACAATCTGGATTGTTGGGATAGAGATGTCTTAATGAAGTCTTATCGGACATTCATTGGAGCGCATAATTTCGTAGAGCATGTTCAAGTAGAAGACCTTTCAAAAGGTCGTATTATAGATGCTGTTGCCAGAGATATTGGTGACAGTGTTTATGTAGACATTCTGGTAGCTACCCATAGAAAGCATGCTGACCTTGTGAAAGCTATTGAAAACGGAAAGATGGATTCTATGAGTATGGGCTGCACTGTAGATTTTACTCAGTGTACGAAGTGTGGTCACGTTGCTGTTGATGAGACAGAGATGTGTAAACATGTTCGTTATGAGAAGGGGAATACCTTCTTTGATGAGAACGGACACAAACACCGTATTGCAGAATTATGTGGTCATAAATCCATAGACCCAACAGGCGGTGTGACTTTCATAGAAGCCTCTTGGGTTGCTACTCCAGCATTTACTGGCGCAGTAATGCGAAACATTCTTCATCCAGAGAGCCTTGAAGTGGAAATGCAGAGAAAGGCTGATGAAATACTTTCACAACCACCCAAAGAATGGTCTTCTGAATCGACACTGAAAGCTGCTAAAAATGCTTTTGATTTTGGTGGTGATGATGGTGATGATGATGAGGGTGGTGATGATGAGAGTGATCCCATTAAGGATCTTCAAGATGATATTGAGCAGATAATTCTTAATAAAGTAAAGAAAAAAATTAGAGAACAATTAAATAGTGAAGAAGAGGCTCAAAAAAGAAATCCGTCACCCTCACCAGAAGAAAGTTCCGCAGAACCCAATGACAACATTATTAAGCAGGGTGCGGAAAAGACCCGAAAAATCAGTAAAAGACAAAGACAGTATTTACAAGATGTTAGAACAATTGTTGCCCACAGTGTAAACAAAGCTGACTTAATTAATTCTCTTGCTGAGTATAATAATTTCGTTGGTCTTCCTATACCGATATCTATTTATAGAACAGCACTATCTATTGGTGCTACTACAGATTATTCCTCTGAGGAGGAGTATCTTTCTCATTGTTCCCAATTTAAAGGATCAAAACTTACTCAGAGAGAAAAGAAAACCCTTCTCAAGCTTGGGGGAATTATCTCAATGAGGAATAAATCTAAAAGGAGATAACCTGATGTCACGAAGAAACCGTAAGACTTGGAACCGTAAGGCTTCCCCACCCCCTGCTTCATATGGTTGGGATGCTGACCATCCAGCTTTTAAAGAAGACCCTGAAGGCGATGAGTATTTTGTAGGTCAAAATGATCCTCATGCAGACTTTGCTGAAGAACCTTCTTCTGGCCCTTATGCTCAAGGCCCCGCCCCTGCCTCTTATGGATGGGAAGCGGATCACCCAGCAGCAAAAGCTGATGCCAGTGGCCCCAAGCAGGCAAGCCGTAGTCTTCGTGCTTCTGTAGAGCGCAAAGCTGCTAAGTGTATTCGCATTGCTCAGTCTCTTCTTGGAGATGGTGCTACTGTTGAGCAAATTGAGAATCAAGCCCTTGATTTGATGGATCTTTCAGATCGTCAAATCCAAGCCTCTTTGAAGCGTATTCAAAAGCAAGCCTTTATCGATCCTATTATGGCTGAGTATGGCGAAGATATGGATATGATGGGTCACGATGTTTTTGATGAATATGATGCTGATGGAAATGACTTGATTGATCAAGAAGAGTGGGGTGGAAGCCAAGAAGTATTCGATGCAATGGATGCTGATATGAGCGGTGACCTTGATGCTGACGAAGTGGCTATGGGATTGGGCGAAAGCTTCTCTCGTTCTGCTCGTAGACAGCCCCGTAGACAGCCCCGTAGACGTAGACAAGCTACTGTTGAAGATCGTATGCTTGCTGAAATGCTTAAAGAAGAGAGAGCTAAGAAAGCTGATCACGCTGGTCGTTCTCAGAATGATGCTCAGTATGGTTATGGCATCCAAGAAATGTCTGATGATCAAGCTGCTTCAAAATTCCCTGAGAATCTTGAAAAGAAGCAAGCCTTCCTTACCGCTGACGAAATGGAAATGCTTGCTGAGATGGAAGAAGAAGCCAATGCTCCTGAAGAAGTAGTGGCTGATGAAGGCTGTATGGCTAATGAAGAAGAAGAAGCAGCAGTGGCTAATGAAGAAATGGTTCTTGGCGAAGATCCTATGGGTCTTGATGCTGATGAAGATGCTATGATGGCTGATGATGAGGATCTTCTTGCTAATCTTTTCGGTGAGAAATTTGCTGCCGATGAAGAAGAAGAGGAAGAAGCCGAAGAAGAAGAAGCCGAAGAAGATGCTGATGAAGAAGAAGGCGATGATGATGGTGAAGAAGAAGAAAAGGAAGAAAAGAAAGCTTCCCGTCTTCGTCCAACCCCTCGCAAAGCTGGAAAGGGAGTTAAAACCCTTGGCTCTGTCAAGAAATCGGCTGCTGCCAATGAATTGAATGAGCTTGCTAATCTTTGGGAAACTGCTCCTGATGTGAGCAACATCTTCAAGTAAGATTTTCTCTCAATAAATATGAAAGCCTCCTAAATTTTAGGAGGCTTTCTTGCTTTTTCCCAATAGTCTTTTGATAATCATTCCCTTTATAGTGAGGAGGGTTGTCTTTCTCATTCGTTGAAGTTTTTTCACAAATCTACACTTTCCTGTAAACAGGGAGTGAAAGCATATTTAGGAGAATAAATTATGCCTTTACTTGGACAAGCGAGTGGTGGTTTTACTGAGAGTTCTTCAGCACTAAGAATCCTGCATGTTGGTATTCGTAATACCATAGGTGTTCTCACTGCTGATAGTTTCACTTCGGTCAACCCCATTAATTCTGCTGCTGCTGCTCGCAACAGTAGCCAGTGTGATACAACTAAGCTCGGTGTACTGAGCGGTGCTGTTTGTATTGCACGACCCGATGAGGGTTCTAACTATGTCGGTGGTGTTACAGCCGTAGCCTCTAAGGTTCAAGGTATGTATCCACTTGGTGTTTTCATTAACTCAGCCAACGGTAACTCTTTTGAGAATACCCCCGGAACTGCTTCTGGAAAAGGCCCCTATGTGTCTGCACAGGGTTGCTATGCGAATTCTCTTTATGAGACTTCTCAGCAAAATGCTACTACTGCTCTCACTTATGCAGTTGGTGATTGTCTTGGAACCAGCCCTAATGGATTTCTTACCAATGCACAGGCTGGACACGCTTCTGAAAGCTGGGAATGCCATGCAGGTGGAACCGTATTAGTGTTTGGTGTTGGTATTAATACTGCTGTTCCAGCAGACTATACTATTATTGGTATTGTTAAGATGCCACCTGATTCAACCCAAAACGAATTGGTCTACGACCAGCGTATCTAAAAGGAGGATTGAAATATGTCTACTGTTTCAAATGCTGTGAAGCAAAAAATCATTTCTGAATATATCAAAACTCCACAGGGTCGTGCGAAACTCGCTGCCTCTATGACTCAGCCTCTGAGAACCCGTAGAGATTATACAGCGGTTGGTCGTAAGACTTTCCTTGTGGAACAACTGCCTGATGGTGCTTTGCCAATCTATGACAAAGACCCCGATGTTACAGCTTATGTTGTTGGTGAAGAAGGACAAAACATCCTTGCCGTCACAAAGCCTCGTAGGGTAATCTTTCCATTGTTTGAGATTGCATCCAATCCTGAAATCCCTCTGACCCAAATCAAAGAAAGACGATTCGATCTTATTGAGAGAGCGCAAGATTTGGCAAGAGCGCAGATCCAAGCTGCTGAAGACGAGCGAGTTTTCGCTGTTCTTGATAGCATTGCTACCAACGGATTTGACTCTATTGCTGCTGGAACCAACGCAGACCTTCCTGTCGTTGCTCCTTTGAGCGGTGCTGTTCTTGCTGATGCTTTTGCATTGATCGAACGACACGACTTGAGAGTAGCCAGAGTGTTTATGAATGCCCGTGACTATGCTGACATCCGTAAGTTTGGTCGTGACATTCTGGATATCGAAAGCCAAGCAACATTGTTGAAGACTGGTCTTCAAGCTACCCTTTGGGGAGCGCAGATCATTACTTCTCGTCTTGTTCCTGTTGGAACAGTCTATGTTTGCTGCGAGCCGGAAATGTTCGGACGTATCCCCGTTCGTACAGAATTGACGGTTCTTTCTGCCGATGATCCAAAAGCTCGTACTATCGGATTCTCAGTCTTTGAAAATCTTGGTATTGGTGCTTACAACCCAAGAGGGTTGGCGAGACTTGTAATCACTCGCTAAATCACAATCGTGATTTTCACAATGGGGGCTGGATCATTTGATCCAGCCCTTTTTACTTTTCTTGTCTGTGGGATCTCAGAAATAAGAGTTTCAAATCTTTCTTGGAAAAATCTTTATTTTTCTCAATTGGAAGTTCGGAGCCTGCCTCACACAAGGGCGATTTTTTCTGCCACCCTTTTCAATAGGGGGTTTATACCAATCCCTTATTGATAGAGGAGTATGCAAATCTCAATCTTAGGGATTGCTGGTTTTCTTCATACCTTAGAATCTCTATGTCACTTCTCAACTATTTCATAGCTTCTCAACTGCTACAAAAAGTTCATTCTTAGGAGAATAGAAAATGGCTAATTTTACCGATCAAATTCAAGTATTTAAAGACGGAGAGCTTAAAAATGCTAAGGCTGGTGATACCGTCACCCAAACAATGGAAACAGTCCTTCAGGATTTAAAATCTCGCTCTATCACGAACGAAGCATCACAAAACATTCTTGTTCATCAGGGAGATGTTGCAAATTCCGTTCTGGTAAAATTGCCAGCCACTGGAGGAGCCTCTAAAGGTTTTGCTGTTCAAGATAGTGGTAACTCTACTTTATTTGGAGTTGCAACCGATGGACAGGTAACTGCTACTCAGTCAATGGAAATCACAGGGAATGTACAGATTGGTGGTAATCTTGAAATCACAGGCTCCCTTGTCTCTGCTTCTACTGAGCAGTTAAATTTCGGTGACAACATCATAGCTTTGAATTGGTCAGAGTATGCTTCCCATGACCCCGGTTCTGCTGCTGGTATGGTGATGTCAACTGCTTCTGTAGAAGATGGTAGTACTGGTAATGCCATTAAAGATGCGGTTGCTACTTCTGTTGCAGGTACTGGTTCGGATGGTCCTATTGTTACAGTAACTGGCAATGTCGCTGCTCGTTATGGTGATGATGTCCTCGTTGCGCTCGTTAAGTGTAAGAAGGAAGAGTATGATGGTTATTATTTGGTAAAGAATGCTACCCATGCTGCTGGTACTACCACCATTGAGTTTTACGGAACAAATGGAACAGCATTGCCAGCCGATCTACCATTTTGCAGTAAGGATTTGGCTGCCACCGCTAATGTGGTGGATGCTGATACTAAAATCCAACGTGTGAAGGTTTCTGCTCTGGCTACCAGTGGTTCTGGTGCAGGAAAGGCATTGACCGATGCTGGTGGTGCAATTGCTGCTGGAGAATTAGCAATTCTTAAGAATTGCCTAAGCAAAGCCACTGCTGTTGGTAGTTGGGTGAAGGTTGGAGACACTTCTGGTGTTACTATTCAAGAAACCTACGATAACGGGAACGGTACGCTGGCAACGGCTGCTGGTTCTGCTAAACCACTTGCTATTACATTGGGTCAAGATGGTAGTGGAGTTACTATTGATGGTAGTGGTGGTGTTAAAGGTAAATTCCTTGTTGGTAACACCAATGCTGTAAAAGAAATTTTGCTCAAATCTGATTTGAATAATGCTGATGCTATTATCCTTCAAGCAGTAAATGCTGCTGGTGAAATCCATTTGAAGCAACAAGGCAACTCTGAGTTAAAGGTTCAGGCTAACATAGTGACCGCTCGTAAGGATCTTACCATTGGTCAAAATCTCAGTGTAACAGGAACATCCGATCTTAATGGTGTTACTGCTGCTGGAGATATTACTTTTGATACTGCTGCTTCTCATCAGAAAATCGAAAAGGCTGCTGGTGTAAATGACAAGAATTTAGGGATTGAGTATTCTGGTGCAGGTGCGTTGAAAATCCTATCCACAGGTTCTCAAGCTGCTGGTGGTCTTTGGATTGAAGGTCAAGCTGCTGCTACGAAAATGGTTGTGCAAGCTCATAATGATGCAGAGATTCGTATGGGTAATGCAGCAGCAGACACTCAAATCAAGATGCTTTTTGATGGTAGTACGGCTGCTAATGAGGTGCTTACTATTGAGAGTGCAGGAACCAGAGCAGCAAATAATCAGGGTGCATTGGAGTTAAAAACTTCTGGTGGTCTTTTTATGGAAAGTACAAGTACTGATGCAAATGGGTACTATTCTAAAGCTGCTGGTATTATGAATTTGGTATCTACAAAGGCTTCAGCCGATGCTATTAAGATCGAAGCCACTGCTGCTGATAGTACTGTTGCCGTCAGAGTTAATGGTGCAGATAAATTAAAAGCCTCTGCCACAGATGTTTCTACCACAGTAACTTTTAAGCCAAACGATGTGGCGATCAATGGTAATAAATTCACTGTTAGCAATGCTGGTGTTACTTCCATCCAAGGTGCGGTGACGGTTGGTGCTTCTGGTGGTTCTGCTGGTGTTGATCTCACGGCTTACGGAGATACTAACGGTTCTCTTTTCAAATGGGATCAGGCTTCTAACACTGTATTACTCACTGGTGCTGCACTCACTCAAACAGGTGCAGGTGTTGTCGCTTTCACTGGTGAAGTGAGATCCAGTGCAGCAGCAGCCCTAACCTTTAATTCTGCTGCTGCTGCTCAACAGACCATTGAAAGAGTTGCTAATGCTGATGATAAAGGTCTTAATATCTTCCTTACTGGAAATCAAGATACCCTGATGGATATCAAGGCAGAGGGGAATACTGATCTTGCAATGCGATTTAATACTCCTAATGGTGGTATTAAGGCTGTAGCAAAAGGTAAGATTGAGTTAAACTCTAATAAAGCTGATGTTAATGCTATTACACTCGTCAATCAGAATGCTGGTGGTGGTATTGATATAGATGCGAAGAGTGCTGGTTTTGATCTACTTTCAACAGGTCTGGTAAATCTTGTTTCCAGTTCAAACAGTCAAGATTTTACTATTCAACACACTGGTACTGCTGGTAAAGATTTAAAAGTAATCTGTGTTGATGGCTCTGTTAAGATGCAATCTGGAGAGGCTGATGCTGCTGCTATTAGTATCCAAGCTACTGCTGCTGCCAGTGGTATGGATCTGGACTGTGGTTCTGCTGGTTTTAACCTGCTGTCTACTGGTGGTGCTGTTTCTATAACAGGACAATCTGGAGCCACAATTGCTACTACCATAGCTGATTCTGATATAACAATTCAGGCTGCTGGCGGTGGTACAAACAATATTACTCTCAACTCTGCTGGAAACGAAGCCAATGCTATTGACTTAAATGCTACTGTTGGTGGTATTACTGCTGATGCTGCTGCTGCTATAGCATTGACTGCTGGAACCACTCTTACCACAGCCTCCACTGGAAACACGTTGTGTACTGCTGTTGCTTATGAGGTTAATGCTTCTGGAAAGCTGACCTTAGATGGTGGGAAAAATGCCGCCAATGCTGTTCATATTGTAAGCGATGATACTGCTGGTGGTGTTCGTATAGAATCGAAAGGTGGTGGTATCAATGGTACTTCTACTGCTGGTGGTTCGATACAGTTTAATGCTACACAGGCTGCTTCTCAGTTTACAGTAGCTTCTGCTGCTGATGCTCAAGATTTGAAGATTGAGGTTACTGGAGCTACAGATTCTTCTGTATTGGTTCTTTCCTCTGGAACCAGTGCTACTGAGGCTATTAAGATGCACTCTTCTGCTGGTGGTATTGAATTGACTGCTGCTGCAAAGTATAGTGTCGATGCTACTGCTGAAGCTACCATTATTGGTCAACATGCCAGTGATGATGCAATTCTTTTTAGAGCCTCAAATGCTGCTGGTGCTATAAAGGCTCAAGTTGGTGGTAATGGTGCTGCAAACGTAGAACATCTAACAAGAGTAGATGCTTTTGTTGTTCGTTCTAAGTATATTGAGATGGAGAAAAAGACTCACGGTAGACAAAATGCAGAAGCTAACTATCCAGTACAGACTAATAAAAATCTCAAAGTAGAAAAGCAACTTGACCAAGGAATGATTGTCTTTATCGGTCACGATGAAGAAGCCATTGAGACTGCTGGTGGTGGTAGTGGTGAGACTGTTGTTTACAAAGCTTGTCAGCAAAACGGTAATACGGATTCTGATAAGGGAAATGCAGGTTCTATGCGACCAATGGGTGTTCTGATGGAAGACTCAGATGGAAGCAACTGGGTAGAGAAGAAGGTCTGTATGGTTCCCGGCTCTCTGGTTCCAATGAAATTTGCTGGTGGAAATCCAGTAATAGATGACATTGGAAAGGCTGTGTTCATGTCTGCTACCAAGGGATGTGTTACAAAAACTGCTCCAAGTACTGCTGGTGAAGTTTGGGTTGTGGGGTATATTGCTTCCATTGCTAATGTCTCTGTTGGTGTTTATATGTGCATCTTCCAACCAAGCTTCAGATCACTTATCAGAACCTAATCTTAGGAACCTGATTGATTAAAACAAAGCCCCTTCTTCGGAAGGGGCTTTTTTACTTTTGGGGGTATATTGGTACTCAGTCAATAACTTCCCCTTTGTGAAAAGTAGGAGAATGTGAAATATGTTGGATTTAAGTGGAAAAGATGGTGAAGATGTAAGGATTGGTTTGGGTGAGGCAATTCTTCGTTTGATTCGTGTTCAATTCCAAGAACACATGCAATTTGGAGATGAGCTAAATCAGAACATTGAAGAGACAACCATTTTGACAGAGGCTCTTAATCAGTATGAATTAGTGATCTCTTTTGCTTGTGACATAGACGGGGATGGTATTCCTGATACCACGATGAAGCTAATCGCTAAGTCAGCAGAGACAAAAGTGAAGAAGGGAGTGTCGTGTTGTAGGATAAAACATAAAAATCCTCTGTCTGACACACAAACTTTTGCACCTTCTATCAATCTCAGCGGTATTATAGGACAGAAATCGGAGGAAGAAGAACCTCCAAAGAAAAAACCTGTCCGTAAAAAGAGGACATCCAATAGGAGAAAGAAATGATCCCAAGTCTCACCGTACTTGTCTTTTGTTATGGGCTATGCTTTGGCTTTATGAACAAACTTCCTTTCCTTCACGGAAAGAACGATTGGTTGGATAAGCTGTTGCAGTGTTCCTATTGTATGGGTTTTCACTGCGGTTGGCTGGCTTGGCTCTTTTCATATTTTATGACAGGGATGCCAGAAATGGATGCCCTTACAGTGGCTCCTTCTCTTATCGTGTGGGCTTTCTCTGCTGCTGCTTTTTGCTACGCTGTTGATGTTATCATTCAGTATCTTGAGAGCCAGACTTTGGAGGGGTAAATGCCCATAGCTATTAAGCCTGTTACAGCAGCCACAGGGGTCATCTCTCTCCCTCCGCAGACACAATTGATAAACCCCTCCCTATTGTCCAATGCAGTGCTTATAGACTTGGGTTTTGACCCTGCTAACCTTCCCAATCCTTTCTTGTACCCACAGGGAATGGCAGTCTCTTTAGTAGACAATGGCAGTGGTACAGCTATTTTGATCCCTACAGATATTTCAACGGCTTCTAATTTCTTCGGATTTCTTGTGAATGATACTTCTCATACCGCAGCCAGAACGGAAGTAGCAGCCCTTAGAGGGTCGGAAGTTGTTTTATTTGGAGAAGCAGCAATGGCTTTTTCTACGGGGGATCAGGTTTTTTTATCAGAAGTTGTGGGTAGGGTGACTAATGTTCCACCTTCCTCTTCGGGAAATACGAGTGTTAGGGTTGGGTTTTGTTTTAGTACAACAAAATTCGTTCTTAATACGGACAGTAGAGTGAAACTAAGATAATGTCAGAACCTCAATATAAAGTGAAAATAGGAAAAACAGCCTCCCTTGTTGGACTTTATGCCAATGCTTTTAGGGTGGTGGAAGATCCAGACACTCCTTCTGATTGTTTTCTGGACTTTCTTCTCACTTCTCCCGTAGAAAAAGCTGCTTATGTAGTTACAAGGGTGCGGTTGAGAAAAGAATTTCTATCAGAGGTAGCTTCACATCTGGCAAAAAACTTCTCTTTGGATCTACTCAAACGGATTAAGAGTGATCAAGTACATTGATACCTCGGTACTATGATAAAAATGTAAATGTGAAATCAATAGGAGGTTGCTTTGAGCAGCATTATTTTTAAGAGGGGAGAGTTTCATACCTTCAAGGCTACGACCAAGATTCATCTTGGTAAATTTGAAATGGATATATTTGAAGGGGATATTGTTGAATATGACGGACAGACCTTGAAATTCTCTGGAGAGACTTATTCTTTAGGGTCACTGAAAGCAGCCGTGAAACTTGGTTGGTTCGTAGCCGAAGAGGATAATGTCTCTACATATATCCCTAAATCCGCAGATATAAAAATCCGTCCAGCTACCAGTGCTGATGGAAAACGTGGGGAGCCTATGTCTGTCCAATCAGTCTCTGATGAGGAGAAGGTTGTGGGGAGAGTGGGAGAAAAGGCTGTTAAGAGAACCACCACAACGCATACAGATGATGCCGTTTCCGTTGGGAAAATTAAAACAGCAGCCAAGCAGAGTACTACACTCACCAGTGCTTCTCAGATAGCCAGTGAGATTAACAAACTGGACAACACACCACCTCCAAAGGTTGAATTAAACAACCCCAAGACCGCTACAGGGGATGTTTCAGAACCCCTTACTGGAGAGGACTTGGTAGAGTTGCTTCCTGATGCAGCTAAAGCCAAGACCACCAAGAAGAAAGCTACCAAAAAAACCACCAAGGCTTCCAATGAGAAGATTGTGAAAACCCCCATTGGTAATATCACTTGGAATTTAGGTCAGCATTGGACAAAGAGAGCCAAGATCATTGTTGAAGAATATAGTAGTAATCCGAAAGTTTTAGAAGCCCTTTTAGCAGTTGAGAGCAATGGGGTAAAACAGAGAGTTGAGAGAACACTCAGAGATCAGAGAACAAAGGCTGGTTGAGAAGGCATTCTTCCTAAAGCCAAGACCTCATCCTCTTTATGTGGGTGAGGTCTTTTTTTATCGTTATTTCTCCGATACTTCTATTAGTCATAGATAGGTAGTAATCGAAAAGGATTTTATGATGAGTAAGAAATATTCTTCAAGTCAGTCGGCTTGGGCTTTACTTACTGGCTCTGTTTCTGAGGCAAGGGTGGAAGCACACCGCTTACGACACCTTGTGAATCGGGGTCAGCATCTTGTTGATAAATCTAATTTTAGAGATCATCTTTATGAAGTAGCTGGTGATTTAGTAATAGGTATGCCAGACAGATTGAGCAAATTAGAGGCTGTTCTGGATAGGACTTCCTATGCTCTTTCTCTGATGGGAGAGGAATTTTTCAAGGGGAGACTACCTCTTGGAGATAGGGAGATGGTTGATGAGGCTATAAGGTTTTCACAAACTCCATTCCCATCATCCAGACGAGTAGCTTCACAATTCTTTCGTAGAATGGCTTCCAGAAGAATGGGTCATTCCATTCATACCTTGGGTGTAGATGGTGGAGAGGAAAAGATAATTTCCATTATTGAAAAAGGATTGCAAGAAGGTCTTATTGATCAGGCAGAAGCCAGTGCAGCTTTGGGAGATGTTCATCATATTAAAGACAGAGTTGCTGCTAAATTATGGCCGGATGTTGTGCGGTTTAAGCCCTCTGGACTTCCTAAAAGTATGAAAAGTAAGAAAAGTAAGAAAGAATATCAACTCCCTATGAGCATTGATCTGATTTACTTCACTCATCACGCTCAATATAGGATGGATCTTCGTGGTGTTACTGCCGTTATGATTCGTGATGCAGCAAGAGGCTGGACAGCAAAAATGGGAAGGGGTTGGATAGACGGTCAGGAAGGTAGGAATTCTTCTAATGCTGAATTCTACGGAAAGGTTAGAAGCATCCAAGGAAGGGGTTCAGATACTTATTACAACCCCAACCTCAATGTATCGTGGTCATACCAGCCTTCCCGTAAGGGAACCACACAGAATTATGTTCTTAAAATCGTGACTGTCTTCAAGGGTCAATTACGAGGAGACTACCGATCAAGAGTTGGGTATAGCCAGCCAGCATCACAACTTCCGGGATACCAGACGTTTGTGAATGAAAAGAGTAAGGGTAATCTCCCTTCCAATACGAGCCAATCCCCTGAAGAGAACGCTATTGATAGAGAGAGATCAGGCCCCTCTTCGCCTGAGAACAAGCAGCAAGCCCTTCCTATTCGGCAAGATCACTCTGACAAGAGAGATAAAAAATTACCAATCTCACAAACAGATGGAAAGGGAACCTCCAGACCCCAGTTTAATGCCCCTCCTGAAAGTGAAAATGCTGAAGGTGGCAGACCAATTCACAAGGATAAAGTGAGAACCAAGAGTTTGCCGGGTGAAGATTATGGCTCTCCAGCTAAGGATGATGGCTACTCAGTCACCCGTAGGACAATGAAGTCTTCTATTCAGAGGCTCACCGATAAATTCCTTGGTGTGTAAATGGATGATTTTTCACAAGAGGATTTAATAGCTCAATGGGAAGAAGCAGATGCGAGATATTTTGCCTCTCACATTGCTTCTGAGTGGATGTTTCGTACTGCTGATGAATCTAACGGTGTCCTTCCTACTACTGCTCAAAAGCAAAAGAAAACCAGAGCCAAATTCCGTATTGAGCTTAAAAAGAAGTGGTTGAGATTAAAAGGGAGAATGAAAAGGCAAATTAAACGGCTTTTGAAGATTAAGCGAAAGAAAACCCCTAAAAAGAAGTATGAAGAGAAAGCCAGAAAAAACCCTCAAAAGGTAGAGCGAAAACCAGCAGGGGGAGCTACTTCTTGGTCGGATTACAAAGATAAATCAGACTATAAGGAACAGAACTCAAAACGGGAACAGAAAGATCGGAAAAAGAAGTGGGAAGATACTCCACAGGCAAAGAAAACCCGTAAGAGATATGAGGAAAAACGGAAACATAAAAATGGAGGGGAGATTATGGATATCACTCCAGAAGAATACCAGTTGATGAAGAAGCAAGCAGTACGCTTCAAACTCAAAAGTCTGAAAACCAAGGTATTCAAAAGTCTGAAAAGGAGAAATCCCGGAAAAGCTCGGAAGAATAAACTCACTCGCAAAAGAAAGCGTAGACAGAATATGGGAGCCTATATCCGCAAAAAGATTAAGGCTAAGAGAAGACTGAAACTCCCCATTGTGAAACTCCGCAACAAGATTAGAAGCACCTTCAAAAGAAAGACTAAATTGAAATCCCTAAAGAGGGGTATGCTCCTGACTTCGCCAGAAATCTTGGTGGGGATTGTTCCAAAGATAGATGTGATAGACCAGACTGTGAAAATGGCTGTTGTTCACAATGTTTCACCCCTCACTGGAATGGTGACCTTCTTGATGGAAAACAGTCGCCTTCAATCTATTCCTCTGGAAGTGTTTTTAGAGATAGCTGTTCCAATGTCAGAAGAGGATGAAATGGCTTTGGCTAATCTTATCTTCGCTGAATTGGGAGATTTAGAATATATACCAGTAAGTAGACAGGAGGCTTTGGACTGTGCTTCTTCTCTGATCAATGTAGATGATGAGGCTCAATGTCTGGACGTATCAAGTGATATGGTGAATGAAAGTCTTGGGGTAGATTCTACCAATGGTGTCTCGTTGAAAGTGAAATCACAAGCAGACGAATTCAGGCGCAGCCAATCTGACTGGCACAAAATCAAAGGACTTCCTTTGATGCAAGAGCCAGCAGTCTTCGGTCAGATATTTTATATGGATGAGGATGAGCCAGCAGAGAAAGAGGCTTCTTTCTATCGTGAGCAGCAACATCCTCACCAGATGGGTCAGAATTGGAATAAGAAGGATAAAGACAAGGGAACACCAGAGGGTGATGATGAGAGAGAAACCAATAAGAACCCTACTTGGGTTGTTCCTCAAACTGGCGCACCCTACAACCAAGAAACTGGCGGTCACCCTCCTACACAGGGTCTGACACAACCAGCCGTATACAACAATCCCGGTTCAGCCAAGGTCATACCAAGCGGTCACGGCTTTGTGAACAAAGAGGGATCACAACCATCTCCGAAACGAGTAGCCCGAAGATATTTCAATGCGAAGAATAGCCCTCACTCCAGATGAGATCCTACAAAAGACCTCTCCAAGTATCCTTCAGAAATCACAAGGGTTTAGCCCTCAATTGATTTTCAGCAATCGTGGGATCTCTACTTTTTCGGTTCCAAGCGGAAAGAAGAAATATAAGGTGGTTGTGAAAATCACAAACCCTGAGACATTGGACTGCAAAGTTTCTTGTGATTGTAAATTTTGGAAGTACCAAGGCTGTGAGTATCACGCTAACAGACATAGCTTTCTTTATGGAATTCCCAAAGCTAAAGGAACCAAGCCCAACATTAGAGATCCTGAAGGAAAGAATTGGGTGTGTAAGCATGTGGCAAGTGTTTTGGCTTCTTTACACACAAAGCAGATAACAAAAATGGCTTGTAGAGTAGCTTCTCTTTATTTGGGTCGGTAATTTACCCATAAACAAATCTTAGTAGGAGAACAGTAATGCCAGTGTATTCATATCGTTGCACCAATACAGATTGTGGGGTTGAATTTGATCGATCCCTCCCAATGTCTCTTTATGATCAGCAGCAGAATTGCTCTGATTGTGGAACAGAGGCGAATAAGATGGTGTCTAATGTTGGGTTCATCCTTAAAGGTGATGGGTGGACGGGTAAGAATATGCGGATCAAGAGGCAAATGTCCTCTAAGAATAGAAGGCTTGCAACCAAAGAAAACGAAATGAAAAGGGATGCTCCCAATGTCTCTCTGGCTCCAAATGTTGATGGTGAGAGAGTGGGATCTTGGGCTGAAGCAAGAAAGCTTGCAGCCAGTCAAGGGAAAAATACTGCCTCCTATGATTCTTATGTAAGAAAAGAAAAGAGGGGTCTGAAATGATTGGAGTAGTGCCAAATTTATTAGAGAGATCGCATGGTCTAATTGAAATGACCTTGAGAAATGATCCGAATGTTTCACAATACAGGATTTTAGCCCATAGGAATTTCACTACTGGAATTTCAAGCGGTTGGACAGAGCTTTTCACCGTAAAAAGAGGGGCAATGTTTCGGTCTAAAACCCTGAGAAAGAAAGGTCTTGGTCTGACTATGGATAGCAACCGTGGCTTGACGAGAATGGCTTTTGACATCTCTGATTTTGCTGACGGTGGTGGTGGAGCAGCCCCCACAGTGCCTTTTGAAGAAGAGACTATTTATTTGGTCGTACAGGAATTTAGCAAGGCAACAGGAGCCTATTTGGATCACGGCCCTATTCTGGTGATACCACCAACAGGATTTTTTAATATAAGAAATCCTCTATTACAACTTTCTGGTACGGCTCCAAGTACTGCCAACTGTACTTTGGGAGATCCCTTACCACTCCCAGTATCAGGATCACAATTACACCTTGCCTTTCCGTTTTATTCTCAGACGAATAACATCAGAAATTTGGAGCCAGCCAGTGGGAATGACTTATTTTATTCTTCTGGAAACCATATGGGAGCCAGTAAAATTCCAGCAGCTTCAGACTTTGGATTGACCGCAGCGGCATACTCAGAATTGATCCTTGCAGGTAGCGGTGGAGATGTTGAATTCAACATTGCTTTAGGTGTAGCCACATTAGTTTGATCTTTACTTTGATAATACGTTTATACTCTTACCCAAGTAGATAGAGTTAAAAATTCTACAGGAGAAATCATAATGCCTTATATTTGCTTAACCCGAAGTGACGTAGAAGATGGAACCGTACAGGTTCTGGATCTGGTTCCTAACACTTCTTTAAGAAATGCCTCAATCGACCCTGCTGGTCAGACCAGATATGTTAATCGGGTTGACACCTCTACCGTTACGATAGCGACTGCTGTTGTCTATGGTGCTACTATTGGAAAGGATGCTACAGGGCTTGCTGCCTATGTTGCAGACACCTGCCTTCTCGGTGGTGCTTTGCTCAGTACTGTTCAAGTAGCTTCAGCCGTTGAGGACATTGTAGGTCTTATGGATGCTGGTCTTGCTATCACTACTGCTACTGTAAATACTTCGGTTCAAAGTGGAACATATAGTGGCTCTGCCCTTGGTGGAACCTTTGATTGTACTGCAATGGGAACCCTTACAGTAGAGAACCTTCTGAAAGTTTTATCTGGCGCACACTATAAGATCGATAAAGGCACGACTCTTACTACTGCTGCGTTGCAAGGTGGGTTTTACCACGAAAGCAAAGAGTTGAACATTTCTACTGCGATTGACACTGTTAGAAAATCTTACTCTGGCGATGAATTCAACATCTCTCTGGCAGAAGGTCACATGTACCAACTTGCTCAGAGCATCCGTATGTTCAGTAGCTCTATTCAAGTACCTAATAAGAACGGAACCATTTCAGGCTCTCCTTCCAAGACAGAAGGTGAGACTTCTACTGGATATCCAGCCCGTCAATTGGCGAGTATGAAAAATCTTAATTCACTTACTGCTGCTGCTTCAAGAGTTGTCGTTGTCTATGCTGATGACGGTTCTGTGCTTGTTTAATCATTTCATAAAATCTATCAGGAGACTTCACAATGGCTACTAAGGCATACGTTATCACACTAAGAAACGACATTCCCCAAGGAATGCTTCAGACACTTGATCTCTTTCCCAATACTTCTCAGAGAAATCAGATTTATGATCCTCCGGGTCAGACAGGCTATGTGAGACAAGATGCTATGATGTCAAATCCAGCACAGATGGCTCTCACTACCTATACTGATGATAATGGGGCTGCCCTACAGGTTAGTGATGGGGCGACTACTGGTTTGGTTGCATACCTGATGGAGAGGGTTCATTGTGATCCGGGTTCTGCATCTGCAACCGCAGCAGACAACAACAGTTTCCTTTCCGCAGCCCAAGCAATGAAAGCTGCTTCTCTTATCTGCGCTGATGTTTTGGCTGGAACCAGCCTTTCAGCAGCAAGAATTCAAATCCACCTAACTGCTGCTGTTGCAACAGCACCAACTGAGCTTATCGGAGATACCGTTGCGGTAGGTTCTACCGAATCTTATGGGACGGTTGAAGATGTTGTGAAGATCCTTGCTGGACACACCTATACTGTTCCAGATGCTACTATTATAGGATCAGAAGCAAGAGCCGCTGGCTGCTGGAGAAAAGCCTCTGAAAGAGAAACTTTGGTCGATGCTGAGACAACAGCCCTTGGGTATACCGCTCCGATTTATTCTGGTGGTAGCTTCTCAGCCTTTACTGGTCGCCAGTTGTATCTTGGACAGCACCTTTCCTCTTCTATTGCAAGCGGATCTCTGTCTCAATACACTTCCAGCACCTACAATGTTGTGAACGCTAAGACTACAAGCGGAGCTAATAGAGGTGTTGCTTATTCTTATGCAATGGATGCTGATGATTATACCTTCTCAGCCTCTACTGTTTTGGCTACAACCATAATGCCTGTCAGTACTGTTGCTTCAGGTACGGCTGCAAACCCTTCTGTTATAACTACCAGTGAGGAACACGGACTTGCAAACGGTGACAAGTGCTATATCATTAATCACGATGGGGTATTTGTTGCTGCTGGCCCTTACACTGTCGCAAATGTCGCTGGGAAACAGTTTGAAGTTGTTGAAGCTACTACTGCCCTCACCACTGGATATGTTGTATACACAGATGCTAATGGTGCTGCAAAGTACTCCGTACCTGCTTCCTCTTCAGTCTCAGTAGGAACTCAGAGCCTTACTGGTGGTTCTATGGCTGCTATTCGCATTATGGACGAAGACGGTACAGTTATCGCTTAATCAATCGGTGAATTAGTATTTATTGAATGATCCCCTCACCAAATAATTTGGTGGGGGATTTTTTTGGGTAGTGTATCCTTTGACTGATACTCTCATTATATGTAGACAAGATTAAATGGAGATAAAATGGGAACCCAAATTCAAGATGGGAATACTTACCGCACCTCTGATTTATACTATGCAGCCTATTTGAAGGTTGCTGGTGTCCTTCTCACTGGAACCGAAAGAGAAGGAAAGAGAGTGTTTTTTATTTTTGAGAGATCGGAAGCGATCCACGGATTGAAGCAGCAATACTTCAATCGAACCTCCAAGGTTCCAGCTTTGACCTATGCAGATGAGATACGTTCTATGAAGGCATTGACCCACATAGGACGGTAGGAGAATTTACAATGGGTGTAGCATTTCAGTTAGAACAGATTTTGGGAAGAGGCGATTTAGATATCTTTCTCACAACCAGAACAGGAAACCCCTCTAATGCCTATTCCATCACATATGCGGTCTATTGGGTAGATCCGAATACCTCCGCAGAGGTTGTGATTGGATCAGCAGAAAGAACACCAATCAATCCTACTATTGGGGAATACTATGCTGCTCTTATGATCCCTTCTGATAGTACTATCGGGGATTACAGGATTAGATGGACATTCCAAGAGCTATCAACATCACCTCAACAACAGGTCGTACAGGAATTTGCTGTTGTGGGGGGTTTATCTGCCAGCACTAATGATTATACTGATAACGAACAGGCAATGATTGATAAACTGAGGATGCTCCTTAGAGATCAGAACCCTGATAAATTTTATCACTTTCGACCTCCAGAGCATGAAGGATCGATTGGGAATTACAATCGTGTAATTGGCTATGTGTGGGAAGAGGCAGAATTGATGGAATATCTGGAAAGGGGTTTGGATTGGTGGAACATGTTCCCACCCGAAACAGAAGGCTTGAAGAACCTTGATCTTCTGGTTAATAGAAAACCTGTCTGGAGAACGGCTGTCCTATGGTGTGCAATCATACATGCTACTTTTGCCCTTCAAGCGAATTGGACAGTGGAAGAATTTGATTACAGTATCGGGGGAATTTCTCTCAGTCTGGAACGATCTTCCAAGTATGAAATGTTAAGAGCAGGGGCTGAAGCACAAGTCCAGACTGCTACTGAGATGAAACAAAGAACTACCAAATATATCCGTGGGTTACAGCAGCCCAAATACGGTGTGGGGATCAGATCTGCATTCGGTCCGCAGGTTGGTAGGGGAGTTTTATCTCCAAGAGGATTTATTGGGTAGTATCCCTAAGAACCACCACTGCCTATTTTGGCTATTAAAAACCATAAGTAATGGAGAGACATAAATGTCTGACACAAATGAAACTACAAATGAAACCCCAACTATGACCCTTCTTCCAGAAGAAGTCCAAAACCTGAACGGTCTTCGTCAAGGTGCTAATCAGCTTGCTCTGGAAATCGGAAACCTTGAAGTGCGTAAGGCTCGTCTGCTTGGCAACATCTCTGAAGTTGAAGCTAATGCTCAGACCCTTTTGAATCGTGTTGGTATCCGTCTTCAAATTCCTGATGGACAGCCTTGGCAGGTGTCTCCAACAGGTGAAGTTGTTCTGCTCGACCCCAATGAAACCGCATAATGACTACTGGCAATAGATGGATCGCACCCGATGGGAATAACCCTGAACCCCCCGACAATGTTCAAGTCTTTACAGGATATAGACACGGAATAATTGATCTTAGGTGGGATGATCCATCATTGCAGTATGAGAATACGAATTTCTCAGTCATTGGTGTGAATATCTATCGATCTGTTGGATCAGATAGAGGGCCGTATCATAGGATCAACAAAGCTCCCATAGGGGGTGGTTTCTATCGGGATTCAACTCAATATGAGAGGATCACACAAGAAACTGTCACCACTTGGGTTGGTTTTGGTGATCAAGCCAATAGAAGGTCTTGGACACTAAAGACCAAACTACCAATACACAAGAACCCTCCGAATCCACCATACGGAACACCTACTTTTGGTAACCATCCAAGTGATGTGAAAGTATATGTTGATGGTGTAGAGGTTGTTGTTGATGATGTCTTTGGGAGATCTGGTGAAGTAAGAATTCTGAACCAACCGAATTATAATGTTGGAACAGATAAATTTGATGCTGCTACGATCCCATCAGATAGCTCCACAGTGACTGTTAGCTATTGGACGAATAGAAATCACGTTCGATCAGGTTTGGATGCGAAGATATTTTACAGGGTTACCACTGTAGCTCTTTCAGATGAATCTACCAGTGGCTTATTAGAGACAGATTTAGCAGATACTCAGGCTGTGTCTAATATAGAAGTTGAAACTCTGGATTATATCTGGAGAGAAGCTATTCGCAGGAATAACTGGATCTTGGAACAGGGTGGTGAACGAGTAAAGGTCTTTGTGAGAAAGCAGTCTGGTGTGATCTGTAACTGTAAGATGGATGAGAGAAGTCTGGAATATACGAAGATGCCCTCTAATCGTTGTCTTACTTGTTATGGCACTGGATTTATCGGAGGGTATGAAGGCCCTTATGAGACAATACTTGCTCCAGACGAGGCAGAACGTAAAGTTTCACAAACCAGATTTGGTCGCAGATTGGAACATTCATATGAAGTCTTTATGGGACCATCTCCTATTATGACCCAAAGGGATTTCATTGTGAAACAGACAAATGAAAGATACTCTGTGGGATCTGTGAGAAGACCAACTAATCGGGGGAATCTTTTACAGCAGCATTTTCAGATTGGTTATTTGGATGAAGGGGATGTTCGATATAAAGTACCGATTAACGGAACAGGTGAATTCCTCTGGCCTGAAACAAGAGATATTAGGGATAGAGGGCCACTTACGGGAACACGCTATGCTCCAACCCCACACGGCACTGGTGCTGCTACTCCGATGGGTACAGATAAGACTGGCATAGAGGACGAAAGAGAGCAGAGAGGTCGTTCAAGGGTTTGGGAAAATCAGAATTATTAGTGAGGGGAAACTATGGCTGTTGGAACGGCAAAATCAGGCTCCTTTTCTAAGAAGATTTCTAAGAGCCTTCAGACTGCGCTCCTCAATAAGAAATTAAAGAAGAAGTGCCTTCACGCTCTTGGCAGATCCCTTGTGAAACACATTGTAGCAGAGGCGAAGAAGGACTTTGCCAAAGCAAAGAGATCCCCAAGAGGTAAGCCCGTACCGTCTGGTGGGGGTCTTGGCGAATCGTTCTTTAAGAGTGTTCGATATCGTTTGGTTGGAGAAAGCTCAATTGAAGTTTATTCAAAGTGGGAATGGATAGACTCTCTTTTGGTAGGTGCGCCTAAAGCCAAAATGTCTCACATGGTAGCGGAGAATAATCCTAAGCTGTGGAGATCGGGGAAGGAGGGTAAGGTTAGGAAAGCACTTCCCTTAAAAGGAGATGATGGAAAAATCATCTTCAGAGTAGCCCCTTTGAAGTTGGAGAATGCTTGGGTGCATCCCGGTATTCACAAACATACTTTTTGGGAGCGAGGAAGAAGGAAATGGAGAGCTACTGCTGCTTCGGTTCTTGCTGCTTGCATTCAGAAAAATCTTAATAAGTGAGAATATTATGAAAAAGGACAAACCCACCCCTCCAGCTTTTGAAAGTCTTTCAAAAGCAGAATTGAAAGAGATTGAAGAAGAAGTAGATCGCTTGGTGGATTCTTCTGATGAAATTGAGGATGCTCAAATAGAAGTCATTGCTGAATTATTTTCATATTATTCAGAGGTTGCTCAAGTTGAAAATCAAGTGTCGGTAGAATGGATCAAGATAGAGGAATCGGGGTCATAAAATGTATTTTCAACTTACAGAAAGTATTAAAAGGAGAATAATCCTTGAATTAAGGAGATACTGGCAATACCATCCTAAGTATCCAGAATTGGTAGATAATATTCAGGGAAAATATGCCTTCTCTGAGCGACCTCAGTACGGAATCATTGTGAAAGTCAGCGGTGGAAACCGTGTTGATATGTCGGCAGATAACTTCCGTGGGATTGTGAGATCATATGTATTTCTCACAAAGACAAATAATAAGCCGGGACTGGCTTTGGAATGGGTCAGAGAAGACAGTCGTGCAATTCAAAACAATAATGGTATTTTCCCCTCTTCAGCAGGGGTTTATTATATCGATCTTACAGAAGATAATGAATTTTATGTAGATCCATTGCTTGATGTGAGGGATGAGATTTTGGAGAGGGTCACGAATAAAGAGTGGAAGCTATCTCAACCCCCCCTTCAAAATACTGTGAAACTTCACGAAATGCCTTCAGCAGCAAGACTGTTTGAGGGTACGGATTACACGATAGACTATACTACTAAGGTAATTACGCTGACCAATCCTGTAACAAAAGGAAGGCATTTAGTAGCAGACTACCGCTATCCAGCAGAAAGTACGGGGCCGTTCACAATCATTGAAAACAGGGCAAATACGACAGCCATTCCGGGAGTTGTATTGGCTTTTGGTAGGTTGTGTCAGAAGGGAGATCAAATGGCTGTCGTGGTTCAAGAATCTCGTCAAGCAGCCTCAATGGAATATGGTGGGAGATGGGAAATTTCTTTAGATTGTGATATTATGGCGAGAGATATTTTTGCCCAACAGGAGCTTGTAGATCGTACCCTTATTTATTTGTGGGGAATAGCCAGATCCAGAATGTCCAGAGAGGGATTGGAAATGAAAGATCTTTCTTTCGGTGGAGAATCCGAGGAGATCTATGATGAGACAGGGGATGATTATTTTTTCAATGCTAATTTCACAATGACTATTGAGGCAGAGTGGTCAATATATGTACCGCTGGCTCCTATGATAAAATACGCATCTCCTGTTTCAGATGCTCAAGCAAAGAAAATCTCTGGATTATCTGATGAAGAAGTGGTTGGGATAAAGTCAAGCATACAAACTTTTGAGGATCTTGGTTTGGAAATCGCTGAAGATCCTTTCTATGGTAAAAGATCCCGTACCTTTGAAAAAATAGGGTGATAAAAAATGCCTGTATATGATTATCTTTGTAACCCCTGTGGGATTTTATTTGAGAAGTCTGTTTCCTTCTCAAAAAGAGAAGAAAAACAATCTTGTCCAGAATGTTCTGAAGGTTGTGATCCCCAGATAACAAAGGATGTGTCTTTTTCTTTTAATCCAAAAATTACCTCCCCTGCACCTCAAAATACAGGATTATCCTCTTATGACCATATGGTAGACAGGGTGATTGGTAAGTCTGCTGAGAATGGCTGGCGAAAGCAAGAAGAGAGAACAGAGCAAAAAAGAAAACTATTAAGGGAGAACCCCAACTCTGAGTATGGGCATATTTCCAGAAATCCAGATTCTACATATAGAGTTATGGGTGAAGAAGAGACTGAGGTGGTTGATGATCGCAATAAAAAGGCTATGACTTTCATAAGAAAGAAAGGTAGGGAACTTGGGTAGCCCTCTCTCCAATCTCTGATTTGGACAGATAAGATTAGATTTAAAAACAGATGAGACTTTTATTGACCTATAATTTCCGATTTCTTTGATAGTCGGTCTATTGAAATGTAGAAATGAGAAACACTTCATCTAATCTTCACTATTGAGAGGACAACAATGGCTTTTCCCGGATCAATTTATGCACCGCCGGGTGTTTACACACAGACCCTTTTTGAAAACCCCTTATCAGGGAATGTCAACCTTCTTCGTATCCCCGTCTTCATTGGTGAGGGATCTGAATCTTTAGCTCAGTCTAATCTGTATATGGTTAGAGGATCTGCTGCTGACAGAGATCAGAAAGTAGCTATGGAAGATGCTACGGGTAGAGCCGTTACAGGAACCTTGGCTGATGGATCTATTACTCTTGGTGTTTGGGATGGAAGCATTTCAAAATTTCAAGTGAGAAATTATCCTCTTGTTGACGGTTCTGGTGCTGGCACTACTACTAATGATCGTTCTTCTGTACAGGTCTTTGTGAATAACAAGCCTGTTGTGATTCGTTCTGTTGCTGGTCTTACTGGTGTCGTTGAATTAGCTGCTGCTCCTAAAGAAGATGATGTTGTTCGTTGTACCTACTTCTTCAATAGAACAGACACTTTGGTTACTGATAATGTGTCTTCTCAAATCACTGCTGGAAAAGCCACTATGTATGGTGAGGTGGGAATTTTAGATACAGAGATTGGTGGTACTGAAGTTTTCAAGATCACTGAGGATAGTAACGATTCCCTGACCCTGACTGTTGATGGTACGGAATACACTATTGAGTTTCCAGAAGGAAGCTACACTGCCAATCAGATGAAGACCCTCTTGAATTCTGCTGGAGCAGGTACTCTTCTGGCTTCTTATGCGAAGAACAATCAAGGAAAAAATGCTCTAATCCTGACTGCTGATGTCTCTATTGCAATGGGATCAGATACAGCCACATCCACGCTTGGCTTGGTTTCTGGATTAGAAACCTCCCGTAATGCTACCTTCTTTACTCATAACGGCCCGATTGTAGATGGTACTAATGGTGGTGTTGCTGTTGTAGCTGCAACAAAATCTGCTGTTGTTGTGAAAGTAGATGGTGTTCAGGTCATTCCTGCATCTGTAGACGGCAAGAACCGAAAAGTGGTTCTCTCTACACCTCCTAAAGATGGATCGGTTGTAACTGTCACCTATTACTACAATACTTGGGAAGATACTTTTGATTATCTTGCTCACATCAATGTGACTGCTGTCACTATGTGTGGTGACCAAGCCCCTGATCGAAATGACTTCATTGACGGTGAAAGCTTTGTCCTGAAGGATGATAAGATTGTTTGGGGAACTGCTGCCTTGGTTTCATCTAAAGATGCTACTTCAGGATCTACTGAGTTTGGATCTAATCAGATCACCACTTCTTTAGTAGATGATCAATTCTTTATGGCTCCCTGCACTCCCCTTCAAGAAACCGTAAACGGTTTGAAGGTTGATAGTCTGACCAAATTCACCCTCCCTGCACAACCTACAAGTGGTAATGGTAGAAACTTCCCTCTTGGATCATCTATGTTCACAACCCTTGTGAACGGAAGAGTGGATCTTCCCACTAATAGACCAGACCTTGTGACAGCTTATTGGGGATATGGTGTTCAGGATGCACAGGATAGAGGTGCTGTGGCGGTGACTTCTGTTGATTATACAGATTCCACTTTCACATTGGCAAGCGGTGTTCCCACTGGAGCCACTGTATACGCTACCTTCTACTATAACAACATCACGGATTCTGAGTACACCATTACTGCCGACACTTCTGGAGCCAGTGGAACAGGTGAGTACTCTATGGTTAGGGGTGTTAGCACTCTCACAACCATTTTCCACGCAAAAATGGACAGAGATTCCAAGTCTGTTAACCTTGCTTCTATTGACGTACTCTTTCCAAGCGGTACAGAATTGACCCAAGATACCAGAATGGAAGCCTCTCAACTTCACGGTGCTGATGCAAGTTTCACTGGCTCTGTTGAAGAGACTGCTACGGTGACTTTTGGAACCACCCAAGATTCACCAGCGAAAATTGCGGTGTCTAATGCTTCACCCTACTACTTTGTAGAGTCTAAGAGTGACAACGCTCTTATCAAGATTGATGGTTCTCAGACCTATACAATCGATCTTTCAGATCCACATGCTACTTCTTGTGGAGTGTTGGCTTCTCTTATTGGAGATGAGATTCCCTATGGAGCTACCGCCTTCACACAGAATACTATTGACAGCACGAATAGAGAGCTTGCCCTTGCAGTAGATGCTCAGACTATTGAAGCCTCTGCGAATTCTGGAACTGATGATGTTACTGAATTTGTGGATCGCTTGAATGAAGCCTCTCACGGAATTTCTGTAACTGCTGATGATGTTGGAACCACAACTACAGCTATCGCAACTGCCTCTGCTCTGTCTGACATTGATGATTATTATGTTGGCTGGGAAGTGGTTGTAGAAGAACAGAATTCAGGCTCTGCCGTTGTAGTTGGTGAGAAGCAGACAGTCACTGCTTATGATGCAGCCACGAATACTCTCACATTTGGAGCCTTCACTGCTGAAATTCTTGCTACTGACAAGCTGTATCTCTACAATCCAAGTACTCAACCAACTTATTATTGTGGAAGTAAATTCCTCTCAGGTATGAAACTTGGTGGTGGTGAAGGATACCATCAGCTAACCATAGAATACTATGGGGCAGTTGCTGGTGCTATGACAGAGACAATTTCTTTCGCTGGAACATATACTTCTGCTTCTGCAATTGCAAGTGAGATCCAAACTCAGTTAGATGCCGTTGGGTGTACTGCCTATAACGGAACAAATACACAAGCGAATTTCACCGCACCTGAAATCACTGTTACTGCGGATAGCTCTGGAAGAATTAAATTCTCTTTCCGTAGAGCAGCTACAGATGTTGGTGGTGGATACTTTGCCTTCACTGAAGATTCTACTCCGCATGATGATTTTGCTACCTTGGCTTGCATTGATGCAAATGCTACAGGTGCAGGTGGTGCAGGTGTTCACATTCTTCACGGTGACATTGCTACTTATTATAGAGCATCAGGCCCAACCAAACACCTTAATGACAGACTGATCCTTAGAAATCGTCTTGTACCGGGTGGTGGTTCTGGAGCATCTTCACCTGCTGGAACAACTGCTCACAATGTGCTTTCACAATGTAAACTGCAAGTGAAGGCTGGTACTGCAAACACTATCTGCGGATTGACTTTGAATGCTACAGGCTCTGCTTCTGCTGGAGCCGTTGTGAATTCAGCTACTTTAGTAGCAGACATTGGAAATTCACTTCAGGATACTGCAAGTGGTTCAACTCTCCAAGGTGAGGCTGCTGTTGTATTTTACAATGGTGATGGAACCAAGGCAGCAAACAATGTTCTTGATATTACAGTAGATGGAAAATTTGTCCAAGTGGAGTTTACAGCTACAGATAGTGGAACCACTACTCCTATTGGAAGTGGTGATGCTCGTTCTTCCATAAATGCTGCTTCTGTTATTGGTCAGATTAAAGCTGCTGCTAACACTGCTTATCCTAATCACTTTGGTGTGGTGGGAAGTGCTACAATGGATGCTTTTGTTCGTAGAGAGGGTTTTGGAATTCGCTTCTCCTCTCTCCTTTCAACCAGTAAGAGCAAGGTTTTAATCGGTACAGGAAGTGCTAACTCTACTCTTGGTTTGACAGATGGATCAACAGCCCTTCGCTCTGCAACCTCCACAGCAGAAGTAGCCAGTATCCTTATGGGAGATGTGGCTTCTTTTGGAGATTACCTCTTAGGGGCAACCCAAGATTACGGAGCAAATGGATCTTCCGTTACTGGAACTGATTTCACTGCCAAAGCATTAGCTCTTGTTATTGAAGATAGTGGTGGTCAGGATTATCTCTACATCCAGAGCAAGTCTGTAGGTGCTACTTCTTCTGTTGTATTGGACAATGCTGCTTCTAATGATTGGCTCTCCTATGGAACCTTGATTGGAGTTACGGCTGGAGACAGTGCTAATGGTGAAGATGGAATTAACGGCTTCTTTGTTACTTCCAATAACTCTGCTGGATCTGGATCTAAGAACAATAGTGTTCTGAACAATGGTACTGGTCAAGACGGTGTTATCGGACAGACCTACCAAGATGCTATCACTGGATTGACTTTCACAATCCTTCCAAGAAACGGTGGCGGAGATTATCCTGCTACTGGAACTTTCAACATAGATGTTTCATCTACTTTCACAACGGATGCGAATTATCCCGTTAATATTCCGGGAATTGAGTTGACGGTTGCGAATACCTATGGTGTTTCAGAGGGTGATACAGCTACGCTGGAAACCTTCTCTAAGACTGGAGATCAGCCTTTGATTGGTGGTGTCTACTATGTCTCTTATACATACAGCAAGCAAGACTATGAGACTAAGTTATTCTCAAAGCTGTCTGCTATTGTGAATAGATATGGTGCTGTGCATCCTGATAACCCACTCTCTCTGGCTGCTTATTTAGCCATTTTGAATGGGGCGACAATTGTTGGTATGAAGCAAATCACTAAAGATTCGGACAACAATTCTACTCAGGCTTCTGTTGCCAGCTATATTGAGGCTGTGGATGCTCTTGAGGGTCGTATTTCATCAGCAGCCTCTCCGAGCGTGTTAGTGCCTCTTCGTGGGGATAGCTCAGACCTCTTCTCTTATATTTCAAAGCATTGTGATATTCAATCTTCTATCCGCTATCGCTCTGAGAGAACAGCGTTGTTGGGTATGGGTGCTGGTACAGAACCCTCCGATGTTACTGCTCTGGCACAAGTCCTTGGCAATACCAGAGTCCGCATAGTCTATCCTGATAGTGCTATCGTACCTTTGGCAGATAACAACAATGATACTACAGAGTATTTCATTGAAGGCCCATTTATAGCTGCTGCTATGGTTGGTAATCGTGTCTCCCCCAATAGAGATGTGGCAACCCCTTGGACGGGAGCGCAATTGGTTGGGTTCTCTGTTTTAGGTAGAGATATGGATGCTGTTGAAATGAACCAAATCGCTACTAAGGGTGTAACAATCCTAACCACTCAGGCTCCGTTCTTGAAAGTAAGACACGGTTTGACTACTGATATGACAAATGTTCTCACAAAGACACCAACTGTCATTCAGATTTCAGACCACGTTCAGAAAAATGCCAGAGCCGTTCTTGGTCGTTTTATTGGATTGAAATTCCTTCCAACGATTTTGACACAAGTTGAGGGTCGTTTAGCTCAGATGTTCATTGGAATGGTTAATGGTCAGATTGTAGCTGCTTACACTGGTATTGCTGCCAATGTCTCTGCTGATGATCCAACTGTTGCAGAGGTGGAAGCATATTATCAACCAGTGTTCCCTTTGTTATATCTGGTACTCACTTTTAATCTCCGTAGTAGCTTATAATTCCTGTTTGAAGATGAAGTTGTGGGGGGAAGCTCTTTTGGGGCTTCCCCCTTTTTTATAGAAAATGAAAAAGGGTTGAGAAGCCTCAACCCTTTTTTTGCGGAAGATAAAAAAGTGCTTACATAGCGTTTTTTATCTCCTGTACAGTTTTACGAAGATCCTTGCAGGTAGACGAGACTTCTTGCAGAGCTTTGCGAACTCTGGTAGCAGCAGCCTTATTTCCTTTGGTATCAAATTTCACAGCATCTTCTTTAGCAGTTGTGAGTGTTTCAATCAGTGTGGTGATTGCATCCGTGGTTGTTGTATTGGTTGTAGTCATTTTATTTTCTCCAGAAAAAGCAAAAAAAGGGCAAAGTTGTTAAACCTTGCCCTTATTATACTCATCAAAACCCACTTTCAACCCCTGAGAGGCTAATTTCTTAGATCAGGGGAAATGTTTGGGTTGCAAGCACCACAAGCCAACCCCCCTCTTGGGGTTGGGTAAACAGACATCCTGACACTTTCACAGACTGGACAGACGACTTCAATGAGATCCTGTCTGTAAATCTCCAGTAGGGAAAGCCCCTTTTCTGTGTGGGTAGCTATTTGCTCCTCTAACTGAGCCTTTGCTCTCTTTTCGTAAGCCTTCCTTCGCAGAGACTTCGCCTGAGAACGAGATACCCATTTACCTTTTTCCCACCAAGGTAGGTTCAGCCAGCAGAGAACACCATCTTCTTCAATCTCTTCAGATTCTTCTTCAGGTTCTATCTCTTCTTCAATGATTTCAACAATCTGAAAATACTGCCGACCACTCTCTTTGGTGATCACTTCTAATTCAGGTGCAGCATCAATTACTTCTTGGAACCTTTTGGCACTGAGCCTTTTGACTCCAAGGGCTTCTGACACTACGCTTTTGAAGCCTTTAATGGTCTTCTTTCCAAGACCTTTCTTAATGGTCTGGAGATAAGTCCTGACTTCCTCAGTAAGAGCCTCTACAGCCCTTTCTACGGGATTGAGGTTATCTTGTGTGGGTTGTGTGGGTTGAGCCTTCTTCTTCCCACCAGCAGCCTCTGAGAGTGCTTCTGATCGATCAGAGAAGGTACTATTTTCTTTCCGCATCTCTGCGAATAAATCAAAACCTTTCATAATTTACTCCTATTTAATTGAGGAGATGCTTCCTCAATACTTATACAGGTCAGCTTTCTTTCCACAGAAACTTTTTTATTCTTCTATATTTCTAAAGGTGTAGGGTAGTGCAACAATTCGGAGGCTAATCGCTATGACCACTAACACAGATAAAAATCCTGCTAATGGAATTCAAGGCTCGTCCTATCTTTATGATTATGGAACCAGCCCCAACACCAGAACCGCAGTCTCTCAAAAGGTACGGGTTTTAACCCCGACCTATGGCACTGGAGATGATTCAGGGGTTATGACCCAAATGGGTGTTCTTTCTAATTTCGCTCCTTCTATTTCACGAACTGTCGATGAACTTCGTGGTATCGGTTTTGGAGATCAGGTGGCAGAGCTTGTACCAAGCATCACGGCTGCACCAACAGGAAATATGGAGAGAGCTTTGCTTTATCTCTGTAATCTCTGGCAAGCTACTGGATACGCTGGTGGTATTGATGGCCCCGTTCGTTCACTTTCACATCATAGATGGCCTTTTGACATTGAGCAGCAGATGGTATTCTCCACGCTTGCGGATATGGATTTAGGAAAGGCAAATATAGGGGAAAATGGTGCAACAGGAACCTTTGAAGGAGGTACTAAAGCTATCACCTACCCAGATGTTACTGTGGATGCCACTTCGACTGGTTACCCAGAAAATTTGGGGCATACTGCTATCATTACAATTTATGAGGCTTGTTGGTTCACTTCGTGGTCAGCCACTTTCGCAAAAGACAGTGGGATGATTATGGAATCTGGAGATGTAATGATTTCTGACATCCACGACTTCTCCACAATGTATGGTGAATTCCTTGCTACTGGTAATGACCCATCAATTGGTCAGCTTGGTTCGGTTCGCTTTTCTGGTGGTGCTGGTGCTGGTGGTTCCGACTTTGTGACTTCATGACTTCAGCCTAAATATATATGGGTAGAATTGGAATTAGACTTTAATTCCAATTCTAAAACCCAACCCCGTTACGGTGGAAAAGATTAAAATGTGCAAAGAAAATAGATAAATGTAAACTTGTTGACTACTCCCCTTTCCGTCATTTTATGATTGGACATTAAAAATCAAATAAACCAAATTTATCAAACCTGTACTTTTCTTTCTTTCCACTGGAATTGGGGTCTGTATCTCTAAGGAGCAGACTTCATGCTAAATTTACAAAACTTGAAAGAAGCGTTTTCCGATCTTGATCAGATTGGGAAGGGCGAAACCACTTTTGAAATCAACAATACGACTATTACTATTAGGCTCCTACTCCCTTCTGAGGAAATGGATGTTCAAAAGCAAGCAGGACAAGCCTATAGTGATAACAACGATACGGGTCAGGCAGTAGCTACCGCAGCCTATCTTGAAAACTTCAAGATAAATGTTTTGTCTTATGCTGTAATTGCTGTTGGGGATTGTGATCTCAGAAATGAGGAATATGTAGAAACAGGAGAATACCTAAAGAGTGGTGTTGCTGTAAAAATTCCAAAAACAAAAGCGGTGAAGGACCTTCTCTCTAATTTTTCCCGTAAGGTTTTAGATGGTATTTTTCAGAGATACACGGATCTATCTACAAGGATAGATCTACAAAGTGAAGAATTGATGGACTACGTTCCTATTGATCTGGAAGCCGAAGTAGAAAGGTTGGAAGCCAAGTTATCTGTTCTGAGGGATAGGCTTGGTCAGGGAGAGGATGATGAGAATTCTGAGAATGTGAAAACAGATGAATCTCAATCCTCAGAAAGTCCTATAGAAACTACTCCTCAAGCAAAACCCCCTCCTCCAAAAGAAGCACAGGTTCAACCTCCAAAACCCCAATCCAATACCAGCCCTCCGAAAAAGAGACAGAGGATTTCTCCACAAACAGCACCCCCTCCCGTAGAGAAGCGTACTGAGATGAGTAAAGAGGAGGTTTTAGAAACCCTTCAATCTTCCTTTGTAGAGAAGGATGAAGATGGGGGCTTTCCAGAAGCAGCCCTCTTAAATGAACACGCAAGATTATCCAAGATTCGTGAAAGTAGAAAACCAACACCCCCTCCTGTTCAAAGACATAGAAAAGCACCCCATTTACAAGCAAAAAAAACTCAGAGTGAAGTAGTGGGAGAATTGGGGGGTGTTCCCGTATATCAGACGGGAGAAACACAGGAATTAGCTCGCCCACCTCAACAACCCAACGCTCCAACAACGATAAATGATGATCGTCCAAGTGATCGCACATTAAACCCAAGGTTTAAAGGACGTTAAATGTGAGATTGCCCCCAACTACTTATGAGCAGAGAAGACCTTTATACGATGATTTAGTAAGCCTACTTGTTAGGGGTTTCTTATCTCATAGGATTACAGTGGGTTCTTCGGTTGTGTGTCTTCGGGGTCTTAATGAAGTAGATAGCTTCTATATCTCTAATTGTGCTGAAGAGGAAAATGATAGAGACTGGATGCAATGGTCTGTAGCTCGTTCTATTTGGATGATGAATGGTCTGAATTTATTGGGAGAGAAGAATTCTGCCTATATGGTGTACTCTCACATTAAGAACCTTCGATTACCTCTTCTCACAACAGTTTTCCATCAGGTTCTTGATTTAAGCAAAAAGACCGGCAAACAAAACGCAGCGATAGAGTCTTATATGCTTGAAGATCACAGCAGAGCATTGTGGCTTCAGTGTAAGAGCCTCTCAATTCCTTCAGAGAGATATAATGGGATTGTTGGTTGTGAATCTTTAGGGATGAATGTGGCTCAAAAGCTTTGGTCTTCCTTTAATCAAGTTGAAGATATAAGATTGGAGGAAAGAAGAAGATGGTCACATATTAAATTTTTAGCCAGCGCAAATGCCCCCAAGGGAATTGAAAAACTTAATCGTAAGGAAGAATCTGCTGAGAAACAGGAAGATGCTCGTAGACAAAGAATTCGGGATGAATTTTATTACACCACGAAGGGTATTCTCTCTGATGAAAACAAAGAGGATGCTCTGGCAGGGAAAATTATCCGATCTGCTTCTACTCCTGATGAATTAGAAGATGAGATGAAAAGGTGGGTATCTGGTGAATTTGATGAACACGATAAAATAGTACAAGCCTATAAGAATAGGATCAAGGAAACACATGTTGCTGAATTAAAAGCCCGTCAGGAACGTCTTTTGCAAATTCAAAAGGAACTGGAAGAGTCTGGTGATGACAAAGAGGCGGTGACCATAACTCCATTGATTGGCTATACCGCTGATCAATTGAGAGAGCTTCTTTCTTCTAAAGGAAGCCGGGTCAAAAAGGTAATTGAGATGTCTCCCCACGAAGGTCTATATAATCGTCACGTTGAAGAAGTTGCTTCTGCTGGAAAGCTAAAGGTTTCTAAAGAGGGTCGGATTGTTGTGAGAGGAGATCCGAATACGGATACTCTTATGGAAGATATCGCTTCTCGTTCTGTCACTGGTGGAGTGAAAGATGGCTGATACCGCTACTATGCACATAGACTTTCAAGCGAGTCTTGAAAGTGTCAATAACATGGCTAAACAAGTCTCTGGAGCCATGTTCAGGACTATGATGGAGGCTGTTGGAGAAGGTACAAAAGCAGGTCTTGATGCTTCTTTTCTTAGTAGTAGTGTAAAGAAAGACATTTCCGATGTCTGGGCTTCCAATCTCACAAAGGGGGCAGAAGAAGCAAACAAGAAGATCAAAGCCCTTAATACAGAGATGCAAACTGCTCTTAATTCTGCTCAGTCAGCAGCAGATAAAAAGCAAATAGAAGAAAAATTTGCTCTGAGAAGACAAAAGGTAGAGCAAGAATTTGCTAATATGTCTGCTCGTATGAATCAGTTTGCAGACGAAGAATTCAAACTGCGTTCTGAGAAATATAAAAAGCTAAATAAGATCCTTGCAGAAGGTAATGAAAATGCAGCGAAGCATTGGGGAGAACAGGCTGGAAAGGAGATCAAGGGTGTAACCAATATCTTTCAGGCTTTGAAATCTGGAAAGATTGGTGATGTTTTCACAGAATTAAGCGGTATGCAAGGTCGCAGGGCTGGTAGAAAACACGCAAAAGCTGGAAAGCTAATGAAGCAGGGGAAGGTGGGGCAAGCAGCAGTAATGGGTAAATCCGCTGCTATGCTTGGAAAATCCGCTTTAATGCTTGGCGCAGCAGCAGCACCTTTAGCAGCAGCAGCCCTTTTGATTGGTGG